TCTACGGCGACGCGCGGGTCTACGGCGACGCGCGGGTCTACGGCGACGCGCGGGTCTACGGCGACGCGCGGGTCTACGGCGACGCGCGGGTCTACGGCGGCGCGTGGGTCTACGGCGGCGCGTGGGTCTACGGCAACGCGCGGGTCTACGGCAAATGCGAAAAGTCCCCGATTTGCGTGTCCGGTCTCACCTGGCACGTGACGATCACCGACGAGCAGATGTCGATTGGCTGCCAGTCGCATACCCTCAAAGCTTGGAACCGCTTCACAGCAAAGCAAATCGAAGCCATGGACAGTCAAGCCACCGAATTCTGGGCTGCCCACAAAACCTTGATCATCGGGCTCGCACGCGCTGCTGGCCGACTGGAGGGCTGAAGCCATGACAACCAAACCCGTCGATCCACTGGAACTCAAGCGCCTCGCCGCAGGCAACGCCGCGTTGCTCGTCGTCACGCTCGCCGCAAAAGCTCGTCTCGCCGCAGTGGCTTACGTCAATGCTGCACCCGCCGATTCAGCTCGCGCCAAGCGTTCCAAGGCCTACCATTACCGCAGACTGGATCACGCTCGGGACGCTGCCGCAGATGCCTTGCGCGCCTATCTCGACGACCTAGCTTCGTTCTCCAGTAGGAAACAGGAGACCGCCAAATGAAAACCATCCTGTCCATCATGCTGGCCGCGCTGCTGTGCGCGCTGCTCCAAGCCTGCGGGGGTGACATCGCCTCGCCCTTCGACAAGCCCGACCACCCCGACGAGACCATCGAGACGCCCTCGCGCGCTCAAGGGGGCTGACATGGCCAACATGATCGCCGAGCATCCCTTGCGGAGCGTGCTGCGCTATCACCGAAACGCGCAGGCTGAAGCGCTGCGCCGCTCACGCCACCCGCTCAACAGCCACGAGACCTGCGAAGGCTGGAAGATGGAGGCCGACTTGCACCGCATGCTCGCCGACAAGGTGGAGCAGGCCTTGCCACCCCCGCCTGGCCCTGTGGCCGGCCTGCTGGCCGCCGCCCTGGTCGACGCCGGCATGACGGGCACCGCCGCCGAAGCCACCGCCTTGCAACTGCTCGAAGACTTCCGCGTGGAGCCCCGCCGATGAGCCGGCGCCGCGTCGACTGGCCCTCCGTGGCCCTAGCCATCGTGCTCGGCCTGTGGGGCGCCGCTGTGCTGATCGTCGGGCTGTCGGCCTCGTACTGAAGAGCACCGGCCCGCATGCAACGCGCCGAAGTGGCGAATCTGCAATTTTTTACTGCGTCCGGTGCGTCCGGTCAAAAACAGCGTTTTTCGAAACTTCCTCTATAGTTATATGTTCTGACTGCTTCATGTGAAAAGTTATAGAAAAGCCTGTTTTTGACCGGACGCACCGGACGCAGTTTCATATAGTGAAAGAAAAAGCCCTTTTCTGTTCACTCGGAGTCCAGTAGCCGGATCCCGTGCACGATGGTTCGGCGTCGCCTCGTGTTGCCACCGCCAGGCCTTTCCTCGCTCGTCCGGTACGCCGGCACAACGCGCGCCAGGTCACGCACGAACCGGGCTTTGGAGGTCGGCAGGACGCCAGACTCGCGGCACCATTCCTGATAGGCGACAAACAACCCGTCACCCAGCGCCCCCGCCAACGGCACCTGACACCCGACACCCAATTCGCAGCATTCGCGAACGAACGCGCCCAGCCTGTCCTGCTCGGCCCGGTACTCGTCGCCAGCAGCACGTACCACTTCGGGCTCCGTCAGCCCCTCGCGGAACCACACGCCAGCAGCGCCAACCAGATCCCACAAGACCCCCTCGCGCTCCTCTTCCCTGCCTAAAAAGCTGCCCAGCAGCACGTCTGCGACAGCCGAGGCTGCTCCCGCCCCAACCTCCTCGACGGAGCCGAAGGACGCCACGTAGGGGGCCAGCCGCACGCGCCGCCAGATCCCCCGATCCGTGCCCTTGATCACGGGCTTGTGGTTCGTCAGCAGCTGCAGCTTGTGCGTGGGCACGAACTCGAATTGCTCACCGTACAGCCGCCGCGCGGGCATCTTGTCCGAACCGGTCGCCGACTTGATGAACCCCTCGCGCAGGACGACGTTCTCATCGGTCTCGTGGGCCGTGACCATCCTTTTTCCGACCAGCGCCACAGTATCCGCGCTGTGCCCGCCGGACTTCCCCGACATCAAGCCCGGCGCCGCGATCCCAGCGTAGTCACCCATGACGCCCATCACAGTCTCGATGAGCGTGCTCTTGCCGTTGCCGCCCGCGCCCCAGTGCACCAGGAACTTCTGCTCGCGCGTCGAGCCGGTCAGGCAGTAGCCGAACCAGCGCCGCAAAAACTCGATCAGCGCCCTGTCGCCCACGGCCACGTCCGCCAGCAGCCTCTCCCAGGCCAGAGAGCGCGCCCCCGGCCGCAGCGTCACGTCGGCCAGCATGGTGATGCGGTCGTTCGGGTCGTGCGGCCGCAACACGCCGGTTCGCAGATCCACCGTCCCGTTCCTGACGGTCAGCAGCCACGGATTCCTGTCCAGCGACTCGACATCGACGGCCAGCATCTTGCGCACCAGCCCGACGCACGCGTTGATGGTGCCGGCCATCTCGCACTTCGAACTCCACTTTTCCAGGGCGTCGGCCACGGCGTCGTTCTTGCCAGGCGCGCCCTCGGCCGCCGCCCGCCGACGCCACTCCGCGGCCTCGTCCTTGACCATCGACGACAAGCCGCACGTGAACCGGTACAGGTCGCCCTCTTCGCGCTTCCAGCGCCGGCCGTCCCAGACATACCACGTGCCGGCGGCCACGAGCAGCTTGTCGCCGTAGCTCCTCACGAGCCGGTTGGCATTGGCCTGGTCGGTGCACAGGTGCCGGGCCTTGGGCACGCCCTTGCGCTTTTCCAGAGGTGTGGGGTCGGTCAAATCCATGGCGGCGGTCAGGCGCGCCAAGATCAGGTTCGCGGCCCGCGCGCCCAGGCCCGTCAGGTCGTCATCGTCACTCTCCACGATCGCGAACGGCGCCCCCTGCCCACCTACCTGCCCTGCGCTCCCGCAGCTCTGGGAAGGGTCGTCCGGATCGGGGATCGCTTCGAACCCGTCCACCGTGAGCGGCATCGACCAGCCCTCAAGCCGCGCGGCCAGGCTCATGATCGTGCGGCCCGTGACACCGCCGCCGACCTTGACGTAAGGCCAGACGCGCGCCTCCAGCCAGCCGGGCACGTGCTTGGCCGACCGGGCGCTCCACTCGACGACCAGGTCGAGGCCCTCGTCGGAGCCCCCGGTCTCGTGGTGCACAGCAAACACGACGTCGCGCCACTGGTCGTAATCGAGGGTCTTCGTCCCGGTGTTCGTGAGCGCATCCAACGCCAGGCGCCACGGCGCCGTCGACCAGTCCAGGTCGCCAGCCGCGCGCGGCACGTGCACCGGGCGCTCGAGCACCGGCACGGGCGGCGACGTGCGCCAGAAGCCCGGAGCGCAGATCGCGTCCAGGGGCAGGGGGATGAGGATCACGACACGACCTCCGGAAGTTGCTCGGGCGCGCCTGCCTTCAGCGCCTGCCCACGGATCGGCTGCAGGTCACAGTCCGGGATGCCCCAGACGTCGACCCAGAGATTGCCGAAGAGGCTGTCGTCGTAGTGCACGCGAATGGACTTCTCGATGGCCCAGATCGGGCCGCGACCCTGATCACCGCGCAGCGCCACGCAACGCACCACCTGGCCCAGGCACTGCCTGCGCAGCGCGTCGGCCAGCGTGCGCGGCTTGCAATCGGGATAGGGTGGCGTATCGATCACGATGGCCATGTCATCTTGCCTGCACCTCATGATGCGAGATCCTCCGAATCGTCACCCCACCGCAGCGGCGCCGACGCGCGCGAGCCCGGAAGGATGAATTGGTTGCCAAAGCCGTCAGGCTTGACGTCGTTTTGCTTGGGGAAAACCTCGACGCGCCCCGCGTCCACGCCCCCGGCGCCGTCCTTCAGGCCGCACGAGACCAGGACGCCCTTCAGGAGCTGGCGCACGCTGTAGGCGTCTTGCGGCTCGTCCCAGAGCAGGTACAGGTGCACCCCGCGCCCGCCGCCTGAGCGAAAGAGGATCGGCTCCAGGCCGTGCGCCATCTCCAGCGCGTCCGCAACGCGCTGCACCACGGCCGACATCTCGGGCCACGAGACCTTGCCGTCGTGCGAGTCGAAGTCCAGCACGGCAACGCGGGTCGTCGACTCGCCGGCCTTGATCGGACAGACGCCGCGCGCGGGGCCGCCATTGAGGTGCCGCGCGAGCCGCTCGTCGGTCAGCGGCTGGTCGGCGCGCCAGGCCATGTGCCCCGCGTCGCTGCGCGTAGCGGTCACGTCCGTGCGCACACGGGAGGTCAGCGGCGCCAGCGCCGCGGCGATGTGTGTGAGGTCAGGCACTGCGTCCCTCCTGCTGCGGCTCCGCCCCTGCACCTGCAGATGGGTGGCGCTCAAGCCACGAGTCGCGCATCCGTTGATACGTCTCGACGTTCGTGTAAACCCACCGGCCCGGGCCAGTGTCCAGTCGGCGATGCTTTGCAGGGGTGGCGAGCGGGTGAGACTTCAGCCACTCGTTGAGCGGGCCGAGCTTGTCGGGGTACAGCCCCGGCTGTGACAAACGATCGAGCCACTTCAGCGCGTCGACGACAGGTTCGGGCAGCGCCACCACCTCCGCCCCCATGACTCCCTGCCCGCCCTTGCGCGCCTGCTGGTCGGCCACCAGCGCCGCGAGCGATTCCTCGACGCTGGGCTGGCTTGCGAAGTCGTGCACGCTCGCCGATGCAGCCTCGCAATCGTCGATCAGGTTGTCGAGCAAACGGAAGCACGCTTCGTTGAGTTGCGCCGTGCCGCAGCCAGCCGGTCCAGCGCGATGGATCGCCCACGCGAGACGGCCTTCCTTCGACAGCGACATGGAGAGCATGTCTCCATCCTTCGTCTTCCAGTCGATCGCGATGCCGCCGTCAGCGTCGCGGCTCAGTTCGTCGTGCTGCTGCTCCCCGCTCGCCGATGCAGTCATCTCCGAGCCCGCACGGGGTGGGGTGGCGTAGAGAGGCTGTGTGTAGCGCAAAGCGATGTTGCGGTACCCACCACCTGATGCGATCCACATCCGCTTCCTCTCGGCACAGCACACCTCGCCGGTGTCTGGGCGAAGCCAACCCACCGGCTCTCCCGCCACCGCATCGACAGCCGGGATGGGAGCGGTAGGGGCTGCGGCTTCCATGTGACTGCTAACTGCTCCCGTCAGCCATCCGAGCAACTCGCCGATGCCTTGAGGAAGCGCGTTGCCGGTTTGGCTTGCCCAGGCTCGGGCCTCCTCGAATAGATCGAGATGTCGTGAGGGCCGCCCGTGTTCTTCAGGCGGCATGCAGCCTTTCTCGGAATTACAAGGATGGCACGACAAGCGCAGGTTGTCGCCCTCGTTGCTGCCACCCAGGTGCCGCGGCACGTAGTGGTCCACCGTCGCCTCGCTGCGCCGCAACATGCGATCGCAGTACCGGCAGCGCCGGTGATCACGATGGTAGATGAAGGACGTCAGCTCGCGAACGCTCATGCGAACAGTTCCCCCTGCTCCGGGCACCAGCGGTTGCCCTTGGCGCCGTTGACGCGCCAGTGGATCACCTGCAGGTTCCACGGCACCGTCAGGCCCGACACGCGCGGGTGCGTCACGGGCACCTTGTGGTCGAGCACGTGCAACTCGCCGGTGAAGATCGAGCGCGCCTTGGCCCAGGCTCGCAACAGCTCCAGGTCGACGCGATCGACCCAGTCGGGGCACGAGACGCAGACCGTGGCGATGTAGGTCGCGCGGGCGTTGTTGTGGATCCAAGGCACGCGCTGGCCGGCCAGTAGCTTGGCACGTGCACCGCGACGGCAGAACCGAACGATGCTCAAAATTCCACCTCGCAGGGTTCAGGCGCGACGTTCTCGCGTGCGGGCAGCGCGGCGCGCCGCTCGTGCTTGCGCTTCTCGTTCTCGATGCGCGTGACCGGCTCCAGGTGTCCCGGGAACCGGCACGCGGGCTGGTTGCACTCGTGGTCGATCTCCAGGCCCGACTCGCGGAACTCCAGGTACGCCAGGTACAGCTCCTCGTTCGTGGGCTCGTCGATGCCGAGCTTGCGCAACTCCACGATGCAGTGCATCAGGATGTGAGCCATGACCTTGGCATTGCGGTGCCCGATGCGCAGCGACACGCGCACATAGCCGTAATTAGCGCGCTCGCGCTCGGTGCCCAGCCAGCACTCACCATCCTCGACGACGTTGGCGGCCAGCCTGGCGTAGGTCGAGGAATGCAGGCGGAAGTTGTCACCGCGGGGCATGGAGCCCTCCATAGGCGGCCATCACGTTCGACCAAGGGAAGGACGGCAGGGCCTCGTCCCAGGTGCGCTCGCGCAGCACCAGGTCGACCTGCGTTTCCTTGCGCGACTGCCCGCAGAATCGGCAGTAGCCTGTTCGATCCGTCCAGTCGTGGTAGTCCGTCGTCTGGTCTTGGAACGGCGGCTTTTGCTGGCGCACGACGGGGCAACGACTCGTGGGCATCACACGTCCCTCCTCAGCAGCCGGCGCACTTCCATCAGCAGGCGCGCCACGTGGGCGCGACCCTCATCCGTCTCCAGCGTGCGAAAGCTCACGTTCACGCAGCGCCAGTCGGGAGGGATCAACATGTGCTCGACGGTCGTCGAAGCGAGATCGGAGGACGAGTAGTTCAGTACCGCCGTGGCCTTGATCCGGTAGTGGTGGCCTTCGTGACCGATGGTATAGCGCACGAACGCAATGGGAGGTTCGTGCACCACGTTCTTAGATCGGTAAAAGAGGCTGTTGTGCCTGGGGCGGTCATGCAGCGCGCCGAGTCCGGCCTCCCGGATGTCGGACTCGACCTCGAAGCGCAGGACTTCGCGCGGCACGTCGCGATTGCGCCGATCGGCCAGCTTGGCGCGCAGGCGCAGCATGATGCGTTTGATATCGGACGGCAGGCTCATTGCGCTGGCGCTCATTTGAGCACCCCGATCACGACCAGCGCCGTCACGGCCACGGTGCTGGTGGCCACCACGCCGCAAAACAGGCCCCAGACCCAGCCGGCCCGGTACTCGTCCTCGCAAGGGTCAGGGTAGCGGCGGGGGCGCTTGAGCCCGCGGCGCAGCCACGAGAAGTCGACGATCATGATCTAGTTTCCTTTCTTGCATTTGCGCAGGTACTTGCAGCCCTTGCAGGCCACGTCGAAGGATTCGCGAGGCACCGTGCCGCCGCTGGCCCGCTCGATGGCGATGGCCATCTCCACCGACGGCGCACGCCGGCCCGCGGCCAGGTGGTCCAGGTAGCGCAGCGACGTCGGAACTCGCAGGGCGAGGGCGCGCAGCTGGTCGCGCTTGAGGTCTTTGAGTTTCATGAGGTCGCAATGTACCACTTGATAACCGACACGGCAAGGCGTAGGATTGACCCTGCCCCGCCCGCGAGTGACGACGTAGGTGGGGGTTTGAAGAGCGACATGGTTTGGCGGGATCGGTGGGAAACACTGATCCCGCAATTTTTAGCAAAAGCCGCTTGACAGGGGGTGTGTACCACGTGGTACATTCATCCCCACACCACCAGCAAACGAGGCCAGCCATGTGAACGATCCGCCTTGTGCACTCCTGACCGATGTGCACAAGCCAGACCGCTCTCTTTTCGTAGGAGACCATCATGCAGATCACCGCTTTCGCTTCTCTCATCACGCTGGCCCTCGCGCTGGTCGTGGCTTGCCTGCTGATCGGCAACACGTGGATCGGCCTGGCGCTGCTGTTCACGCTGGGCGTGTTCGCCTACAACCACCTGAACGTGCCGCGCGCCAAGCTCAAGTTCCAGCGCTGGCTAGTGCGCCAGCAGCTACGCATGATCGACAACGCGATCTGCGAGGCGCAGGTCAACAGGTGCCAAGCCCAATTCGATCTCGATCACGTGCGCGCCAACGACGAACTCACGTTCATCCTGGCGCTGGACAAGCAACGCTCCAAGCTCGTGACTCGGATTCGCCTGCTCGATTTCGAGCTCGAACACTGAAATCGTTTTACGGTGGGGGTATCCGGCGGCGCAGGAAGTGAGACCTGAGCTGCAGCACCCGGGATTAGGCGTTCCGGATGCCCCCGCCACCTTCCCTCAACCCACGAAAGGAAAAGCCGCATGGCTCACGAAAGAAACATCGCAGCGTTGCTGCGCACGGACGCACGCACGGTGCACGTCTCGTTCATCAAGGACGTCGAGCCCGAGCTACCCGAGGACAACCAGTTCGACCGGCTGCTCGTGGCCGAGCAACGGCGGCGCGCAGAGCCGGAATACCACACGATCAGCGACGGTGCGAAGTATCGCAATCCCGCTTTCGCCGTCTCCCCGGCGCGCAAGACCTACACCTACGTCGCTGACCTGCCGCTCGAAGTCGACGACGTCGTCGTGGTCACGGTGCGCGGACAGCTCACGCTGGCAGTCGTCCGCTCGGTCGACGACGAGGTCAAGATCGAACCGGGTTCGGCCGTCGGCTACCTGTGGGTCGTGGCCAAGGTGGACATGGCCAACTACCACGCCAACCTCGACCGCAATCGCGAGATCGAGCAGACCGTGGCCGAAGGCATGCGCGCCAACCTGCGCCGCTCGTTCGCCAACTCGTTCATGGCCGGCCTGGCGCCCGACGCCTCGGCCAAGCTGGGCTCACTGATCGGCGAGACCGTGGCCATCGGCGCGCCTGCCGAGCACGCGCCCAAGGCCGACGGCGACATCGCCGGCTGATTTTCCGGGGCCTGCGTCACACTTTGCCGCGGCTGACGACCGCGGGGCCCGCCACTTTCCCCACCAACCCCCAGGAGAAAACCCTGTGATCGAATTGAAGATCTACCTGACCAGCTTCACGGCGCTGGCTGCCGCGAGCGCGGCGCTGGCTACCGTCGAGGGCGCAACCCTCGCGGCCGCCGACGTCAAGCCCTCGGCCACCGTCACGCCCGAAAAGCAGCAGGCCGCGCGCGACAGCGTGGCCCAGGGCAGCGCGGCCGGTACCGCGAACACGGCCAAGCTGCCCAAGGAACCCAAGGCCGAGAAGGCGCCCAAGGAAACCCCGGCGCCGCCCCCGACGCCCACCGACGCCATGGTCGACGCCATCGTCAAGACCAGCACCGTGACGCCGCCCAAGTACGAGGACTCGGGCCTGCCCAAGGCGATCACCGAGGCCAACACCAAGGACAGCCCGGCCACCAAGGCGGTGCTCGAGAAGTACAACGCGCGCAACGCCGAGGGCAAGCTCAAGGGCTCGGCTCTCAAGCCCGAGGACTTCGCCGCGGCACTGGCCGACCTCGAAGCGATCATCAACGGCTGATCAACCGCGGGGCTCGCCCCGCTGCAGGAGGAACACGTCATGTGGATCTGGCTCAAGCGACTCTTCGAGTCGCGCAAGGCACGCGAGGCGCGGCTGAATGTGGCTGCGGCTACGCTGCGCGAACGTGAACGCGAGTTCGAGCACGCGCTCGTCATGCGACTGGTTGAACTCCGGCGCACGACGTTCGTGCCGGCCCCGCCGCGGCAAGAGCAGTACCGGCGCAAGCAGCACGAGGCAGACAGCCGCGCGAAGCTGCGCCAGCCGGCGCCTGCTGCACGGTACTCGCGCCGCAAGGACGACGAGCCGCGCGACACGATGGCCGGCACGTACCTCGACCCGACCAACCCGCTGAACATCGCCGGCCTGTCGCCCTACACCTATGAGCCCCCGGCGCAGCCGAACAGCTTCACCCCGATCTATGAAGATCAACTGCGCATTGACACGTCGTCCAGCTGCGACATACCAGACCTGGGCCGCGCTGCTGGCCCACGTCAAGCAGAGTAAAGGAAAAACGTCACCATGACGACAGTCGACAAGATCACGCAGATGGCGTCAGCCGCTGCGCAAGGTTCCGCGGCTTTCACGGAACGAACCCGCGCTACGGCCACGCCGGCCGCGCACGCGCGGCTATCTCCCAGCGGGTCCAAGCGCTGGTTCGCGTGCCCTGGCTCGCTGACCCTCGAAGCGCCGATCCCCAACAAGTCCAGCGAGTATAGCGACGACGGCACGGCGATGCACGACATCGCGGCGCGCGTGCTGACGTCTGACCCCACGAACGTGACCGCGGCCGACTTCATCGGCACGTGGGTCACCGTCAGTCGGCCCGACGAGGAGCCCACGCGCAAGGTGCAGATCGACGAGGACATGGCCGACCTCGTGCAGGCCTACGTCGACATGGTGCTGGCCAAGGCGTCGGGCCACGAGCTGCACGTTGAGCAGCGCGTGGAGTTCTCCCGATTCGTCGGCCTGGAAGACCAGTTCGGTACGTCCGACTTCATCATCATCGAGCGTGACGGCACGATGCGCATGCACACCCTGAACGTCGGTGATCTCAAGACCGGCCACAAGCCCGTGGACGTCGAGCGCAACAGCCAGGCGCTGACCTACGCGCTGGGCGCGCTGGGCGACATGTACGAGCGCGCGATGGCAGCCGAGGAGGATGACGATGACCTCGCCGGATAAGCGCATCGCCGACCTCGAAGCGCAACTGGCCGTCTCACGCCGCGCGATTGCTGTCTACCAAGCCATCGTCAGACGCGCAACCGACAACCTGACCATGCTGGGTCGCCAGGACATCGCCCGATCGCTCAACCACGACGCGATCAAGGAAGTCCAGGCCATCCCCGATGCTTTACTACTGAAAGGAACCGACGATGACGACGATGATCTCGCCGGCTGAATACCGTCAGCGCGTGTTCGCGTGGGCCCGAGAGCAGGGCCTGCAGACGATCCGGCTGATCATTCACCAGCCCAAGGTGGCCGGCACGACCGAGTGGGAATGCACGCTGGACGACCTGGAGGACTTTGCCGTCACGCTCGAACGCAACGCGCGGCGCACGGTTGAGGCCGAGAAAGCCTACGGCACGATCCCGCTAGCGGTGTGGTCGGACAAGTTCCTCAACCCCACGCCCAACGACGACGAGTGCGCGTTCTGCCGGGCGATGCCCACGTGTCCCAGCGTGCAGGGCAACCTGCAAAAGTCCGCAGCCGCCGACTTCGATGTCGTGGCCGACGACGAGATGGCACCCGACCCGGCTCTCTTGCCGCCGGTCAAGCTGTCCACGGCCATGAAGATCGTGCCGCTCATGGAAGCCTGGTGCAAGGCGGTGCGCGCAGAGGTTGAGCGCAACCTGCTCGCGGGCCGCGAGATCCCCGACTACGGGCTGGGCCTGGGCCGCCAGGGCAACCGCAAGTGGAAGGACGAGGAGGCCGTCGAGACGATGCTGCGCAAGACGATGCGCCTGAAGATCGAGGACGTCTACTCGTTCAAGCTGCGCTCGCCCACGCAGATCGAAAAGCTCACCAAGGGCAAGGACGCCGTGGTCGGGCCGATGCAATGGGACAAGCTCTGTGCGCACGTGATGCGCGAAGAGGCCAAGCCCAGCGTGATGCTCAAGTCACAGATCAAGGTTCCCTGGGTGCCGCCGCTCCTGACGAACGACGGTTTTTCCGCAACTTCTGAGACGTCCGGCGACGACCTCGCCGGCTAGGAGATTCCCATGAGTCCTGCAGACGACGACGAAGACTTCTTCAAGCAGCCTAAGATCGCTGGCTATCGCCAGCTCGGGAAGCGTGAGGCCGACCTCATGAACCTGACGAAGGAACTCGGCGCCAAGTTCGAAACGCTGATCAACGCGTTGCGTGATTACCATGCGGAGCAGCGTGCGAATGCGAAGATCGCGCCGCCCGAGTACGACGACGAGACCCCGCGCCTGGACAACGCCGAACCCGAGCGTTGGCTCGCGATGGGCCGCACCGACATCCAGGTCGGCGTCATGAAGATCGTGCGCTCGATCGCGCAGCCGGCCTCTTGATCTTTCCCGCGCTATCTGGGCGCCTCGCGCACGCCCTGACCTTCTAACCTACCAACCGGAAACCCTCAAATGGAAATCATGCTCAAGGATGTGCGCCTGTCGTTCCCTGATCTCGGAGAGCCGCAGCGCTATCAAGACAACCCGTCCAACGCCCCGCGCTGGGGTGCCACGCTGCTCGTGCCGGAAGACTCGGCGCAGCGCAAGCTGGTCGACAAGGCCGTGCGCGACGTGCTGACCGAGAAGTTCGCTTCGAAGTGCAAGGCCACGCCCAAAAAGACCGCCCAGCAGGTGCTCGACGACTTGATCGACGAGATCCTGGCCGACAAGAAGGCCTCGGCCTGGGTCGACGGCAACAAGAAGCCCTACGACGGCTACGACGGCAACATGGCGCTGACGGCCTACCGCTACGCCGACAAGGGTCGTCCGATCGTGATGGACAACGACATGTCGCCGATCTATGCGGCCGACAACCAGCTCATGCCGGGCAAGGGCGGCCGCATCTACGGCGGCTGCTACGTCAACGCCAAGGTCGAAATCTGGGCGCAGGACAACAAGAACGGCAAGGGCGTGCGCGCCACGCTGATGGCCATCCAGCGCAACCGCGGCGGTGATGCCTTCGGCGGCGGCGCGGCGCCGTCGGCCACGGGCTTCGAAGAAGTCGGCGAAGGCGCCGACGCCGACGACCTGTCCGAATAAACGGTCTCTTTTCGAGCGGCTCGTGAGTGGGCCGCTCCGTAAAGAGTCTTTACCAACCGGAGGAACCGAACCATGGCGAAGATTTACGTTGCGTCGAGCTGGCGCAACCAATGGCAGCCGGGCGTCGTTGACGCGCTGCGCCAGCACGGACACGAGGTCTACGACTTCCGCAATCCGCCGAATCGCACCGGTTTTGGCTGGCGGCAAGTCGCGCTGGACATGGCCGGCCGCGAGGCCGTGTCAGCCGAGGAAGCGATCAAGGCGCTCGCGCACCCGATCGCGCAGGCAGGCTTCAAGTCCGACCACGACGCGATGGAGTGGGCCGACGCGTTCGTGATGGTTCTGCCTTGCGGCAAGTCGGCGCACCTGGAACTCGGATGGGCTTGCGGCAAGGGCAAGCGCACCATCATCCTGTGGGTGCTCCACGACGCACCCGAGCTCATGTACCTGGAGGCCGACGACATCGTCACGTCGATCCCCGAGCTGATCGAGACGTTATCGTGACCGAGCGCAACTCGTTCCATGACCTGGAAACGCGCAGCCCGGTGCCCATCACCAACGGCTCGCACGCCTACGCCGAGAAGGCCGAGATCACGCTCTGGGCCTACGCGGGTGAGGAGGGCGAGCCGCGGGTCTGGGACAAGCTCAACTCGACCGACAACTACCTGGACGAGCTTTCCGACGAGTGGGTCGAGGTGCCGTTGAATCATCGCGCCATGCCGGCGCAGCTGTGCCATCACGTCCGCGATCCCGACTGCCTGATCTGGTTTCACAACGGGGGTATGTTCGACTTCGTCGTGATCGACAAGACCGAGCCCGAGATCGCCGAGCAGATCCCGATGGAGCGCCGCCGCGACACGATGGTCCAGGCCTACGCGCACTCGCTGCCCGGCGCGCTGGACAAGCTCGGCGAGATCCTCAAGCTGCATGACGACGATCGCAAGCTGGGCGACGGCAAGAAGCTGATTCGCCTGTTTTGCATCCCCAAGGCCGATGGCACGTACAACGACAAGAAGTCGCACCCGGCCGAATGGCAGCGGTTCATCGTCTACGCGGCGCGCGACATCACCACGATGCGCAAGGCCCACCAGGTCATGCCCAAATGGAACTACAAGACGGGCAAGCAAGTGCAGCTGTGGCACCTGCACCTGAAGATGAACTACGGCGGCGTGTGCATCGATCAAGAGCTCGCGGCCAAGGCGGTCGAGGCCGCCGAGAAGGCAAAGCGCGAGATGGCCAAGCGCACGCAGGAGATCACCGAGGGCGACGTCATGGCCACGACCCAGCGCGACGCGCTGCTGGCGTGGATCCTGGAGGCGCACGGCGTGGAGCTGCCGGACATGAAGGCCGATACGCTCGAGCGCCGGCTCGAGGATCCCGAGCTGCCCGACGCGGTCAAAGAGCTGCTGCGCATTCGCCTTCGCGCGTCGATGAACTCAGCCTCCAAGTACAAGACCGCGCTTCGCATCGTCAGCGCCGACGGCCGGTTTCGCGGCGGCTCGCAGTTCCGCGGCGCGGGCCGCACCGGCCGCACCGGCCACCGGCAAATGCAGTACGGCAACATGCCGCGGCCGGCCTACTCGTGGAAGTTCATCGAAGCGGGCATCGCCGCGATCAAGGCCGGCTGCCTGGACATGGTGGTCGACAACGAGATGGAGATGCTCGCGTCCAGCGTGCGCGGCGTCATCGTGGCCGAGCCCGGCCACAAACTGTGCGTGGCCGACCTGTCCAACATCGAGGGACGGTTCGCGGCGTGGCTGGCCGGCGAAGAGTGGAAGCTCGAAGCGTTTCGCGACTACGACACGATCATCCCCGGCCAGTTCGACAAAAAGGGCAAGCCCGCGCGCAAGGGGCTCGACCTGTACGTGCGCGCCTACATGGCCTCGTTCAACGTCGACCGGCTCTCCGATGACCCGCACGAGTTCTACCTGCAGCGTCAGATCGGCAAGGTCGAAGAGCTCATGTTCCAGTACGGCGGCGGCGTCGGTGCTTGGATCACGGGAGCCGCGACCTACGGCATCGACCTGGTGGCCATGGCCGACGCGGTCTACGACACGATCGACGATGACGTGCTCGAAGAGGCGCGCTCGTTCCTGCACTGGCTCTACGCGCAGGTCGACGAAAAGCACGACAAGCGAGTCAAGAAGGCGCAGGCGGTGCACGGACTCGGGCCCGACGCGCCCGACTTCTGCGAGACCCCGAGCCTCACCGAATGGCAAGCCGATCACCTGATCGAGCTCGCGTCGATCGCAGCGTCGCGCGAGGCTGCCAAGGTCAAGGCCCGGTTCGGCCTGACCGAGAAGGTGTTCGTGGTCTGCGATGCGCTCAAGCGGCTGTGGCGCGCCGCGCACCCGCGCATCTCGAGCTATTGGAAAGAGCTCGAGGACGTGATGCGTGAGGCCATCGCCAACCCCGGGGTGACGTTCCGCGCTCGCAAGGTGCTGGTGCGCCGCGACGGCTCGTGGCTGCGGCTGGGTCTGCCTTCAGGTCGCGCGCTGTGCTACCCCAACATCCACCTGACCAAGGACGGGAGCATCGCCTACACCGGTCAGGATCCCTACCGCAAGATCTACTGCGAGGTGCGCACCTACGGCGGCAAGACCTTCGAGAACCTCGTGCAGGCCGGCGCGAACGACCAGTTCATGGAAGTGCTGCCGATGCTCGACGCCGAAGGCTATCTGGACATCGGCGGCGCAGACGTGCACGATGAATGGATCTGCGAGACGCCGGACGACGAGCGCTTCACCGCGCAGCGTCTGGCCGAGATCATGGTCTCGCGACTGGACTGGAATGAGGGCCTGCCGCTCGCCGCGGCGGGATTCGAGACCTACCGCTACCACAAGGAGGACTGACCGATGGACAACATTTTCGACACGGTGCGTGCTGCGATGCAGCAAGCCAAAGCCACGTTCCAGGCAGCCGACAACACGGCCAACCAAATGGCGACGCTGCTCACGGGGCGCCTGCGCAAGGTCGACCGCTACACGCTGCGTGAACTCAAGCGCGAGCTCACGCACTTCGATGCCGTCAAGGGCAAGTGGAAGGACTGATCATGGGTGAGCATGCAGACGACGCCGTCAACCGGTTGATGGGAGGCGATGCGTGGGGCGATCACGGCTTCTTTACTTCACGCAAGAGCGCCATCGTGGAGTGCAGCCGCTGCGGCTCGCGCGACGTGCGCTGGCGCCAGCAGGACGCCCGGCGTCGTGCACGCGTGCCCGATTTCGACGAGCGGATTTGAGGCGGTGCCCGAATGACGACCGCAACGATGCCGCGATGCGCGACGTGCGTGCACTGGAGTCCGCCGGACGACGATGACAGCTACCGTGCGCAGTTCAAGGTGCTGGGCGTGCGGCGTTGCCGCGCCGTTCCAGTGGCCTGGGACGCGACGATGTGGTCGCCAGACGCGGACGATGAATCCGGATACGTTCGCGTGCGGGGCCCGGAATACGATCGCACGACGGCGTTTGTACAAGACGGCAGCGACTATCGCGCCGACCTGTACACCATGCCTGAGCACGGCTGCACGATGCACAAGGCGGTGCCCGATGCGTGAATCCAAAGTCGAGGACCACTTGAAGCGAGAGGCCAAGCGCCTGGGCGGCAGCACGCGCAAAGTGCAGTGGATCGGCCGCGCGCACGCGCCCGACGAGCTCGTGCTGCTACCTGGCCGGCACTTCTTCGCCGAGATGAAGCGCGACGACAACACCAAGCCGTTCCCGGCCACCGTGCGCGAGGAGCGTCAGCACGCTGAGCACAAGCGCATGCGCGCTGCCGGCATCGTGGTCTACGTGCTCGACTCGATCGAGAAGGTCGATGCGGCGCTCAAGGAAGCGACCAAGAGTCACGGAAACCCGCTCGCGTGGTTCGGGGACGGCGAATGACTGTCTGGCTCCCGCGTCCTTACCACCCGATGATGATCGAGCACGCGCTTGACCACCCGCGCTGCGCCCTGTGGGCCGGCATGGGCCTGGGCAAGACCTCCAGCATCTATGCGCTGCTGGCGGGCCTGGAGCTGGCCGGCGAGAGCGGGCCGACGTTGGTCATTGGCCCCAAGCGCGTGGCGCGCGACGTGTGGCCCAAGGAAGCCGCCAAGTGGGACAACTTCCGCCATTTCTGCGTGCAGCCGATCATCGGCTCGGCGGCCGAGCGCGCCGCGGCGCTGCGCAACGCCAAGGCCGACGTCTACACGATCAACTACGACAACATCCCGTGGCTCGTGCAGCAGCTGGGCGTGGGCAACTGCCCGTTTCGCAACATCGTTGCCGACGAGTCGATCAAGCTCAAGAGCTTTCGCACGCGCCAGGGCGGCGTGCGTGCGAAGGCGCTGGCGTCGATCGCATTCCACAAGAACGTGCGGCGCTGGATTAACCTGACCGGCGCGCCGGCGCCTAACGGCCTCAAAGACCTGTGGGGTCAGACCTGGTTCATCGACCAGGGCAAGCGTCTGGGGCACAGCTACTCGGCATTCGAGGAACGTTGGTTCGGATTCAAGCGTGTGCAAGACGCGATCAATCGGCACCACACGCACGTGCAGCCGATCATCTTGCCGCATGCGCAAGCCGAGATCGAGGGCCTGCTGCAGGACGTCTGCCTGACCGTCGATCCCAAGGACTGGTTCGACCTGCGCGAGCCGATCGTGCGCCGCGTCGAGGTGGAGCTTCACGGCGATGCCTGGGCGCGCTATCGCGAGATGGAGCGCAACATGTTCACCGAGATCGAGGGCCACGAGATCGAGGCCTTTGCTGCGGCGGGCAAGACAATCAAGTGCTTGTCGCTGGCCTCGGGCGCGACCTACGTGGGCGAGAACAACGACTCGTGGGTTGTGACGCACGACGAGAAGATCGAGGCCCTGGAATCGATCGTCAACGAGGCCGGCGGCGCCCAGGTGCTGGTGGCCTACTTCTTTCGCTCGACCCTGGCACGCATGCTCAAGGCGTTCCCCGGCTCAGTGGACTTGTCGACCGTCGAAGGCATGGACCGGTTCCAGGCTGGCCAGGCGCAGATCGGCTTCGGCCACCCGGCCAGCATGGGCCATGGCGTGGACGGCCTGCAGGCGCACTGCCACATCGCCGTCTTTGCCGACCAGTGGTGGAATTTCGATCAGCGCGACCAGTTCATCGCCCGCATCGGCCCCGTGCGCCAGCACCAGGCCGGTCACGATCGGCCGGTCTTCATCTACGACATCGTCGGCAAAGACACCGTCGATGAACTCGTGCTCGAAAGGCACGCCACCAAGCGATCGGTGCAGGACATCCTGCTCGACGCCATGAAAAGGAAAAAGTGATGCGGTGCGATAGGTGCGGCCACAGCTACAGCAAACACGATGCTGGTGTAGCAGGCAATGAGTTCCGCTGTCCGATCTGTTTCCCGGTCAGTACAGACCATCAGCGAAAGGAAAAAGTGATGCAGCCCAATTGCAATTTCAGCCCGGTCAACGGTGCCCCGTTTCACGAGCCTATGGGCGTCGATGCGTTGCGCGTCGACTCGCTCTATCGCGGCGCGTGGCTCTTCAACCCCTGGACGGGCTTGCGTCGCGCCTACGAGGACGTCGAATCCGATCCGCAGTGCCGGGCCGTGTGGATGGCTGAATGGGGCTCGCTGCTCGCGACGAGCGATTCCGAGACCAAAGCACCTACACCCGCGCTCGCGATACAGGTCGGCGGCTCGCACTACAAGGACATGAAGATCCAGCCATTCGAATACATCCACGCCAACGCCATTCCCTGGGCCGAGGGGGAGATCATCAAATACGTGACCCGTTGGCGCGCCAAGGGTGGCATCGAGGACGTGAAGAAAGCGCGGCACGTTCTCGATCTTCTGATCGAAGCCGAAGCCAAGAACCGTTGACACGGCTCGGCAGGCGTGTACCATGTGGTACGTGCCGACTTTAGAGGAGGTGGCCATGCGTGACATGCTGTTCTCAACGCCGCTCGGGCCGATGCCCGGACTCAAGACTGAAGTCAAGCCGGCCCCCGAGCCTCAATGGCGACCCGTGGAAGGCCGGCCCCACGTCGAGACCGACGGCAAGAACCTGCGCACCAACCTGCCCACGTTCAACGGCGCGGGCATCGGCTCCAAGCCTGGTTGTTTCTGCGACAGCTGTGTGTTCTTTCGCAAGCTCGGCCAATGACCTCCAAGCTCCTCGATTGGACGGGCCGCACGGCGGTCGTGATCGCCAGCGGTCCGTCCCTGACGATTCGCAATTGCGTTGACGTCTCGGCGTGCGCGGACGTGCGGATGATCGCCGTCAACGCGTCGTTTTCGCGCGCACCGTGGGCTGAGGTTGTCTACATGGGCGACTACCAGGCTGTCAAGCTGTACAGCGCCAGCGTGCGGCGCGTCTGCGTTCCGTCCACGCAGCTCTGGACGTGCTCGCGCCTGGGCGCCGAGCAGCACCAGGCCCACTATGTCCAAGGTCTGACCCAGGAAGGCCTAGGCCGCCGCGGCGTGGCCATGAACGGCAACAGCGGCGCCCAGGCGGTCAACCTGGCGTTCCTGTTCGGCGCGCGCAAGATCATCCTCCTGGGCTTCGACATGAAGGCGGCGCCGGACGGCCGGCGCCACTGGCACGACGAGCACCCCAAGCCGCTGGTGCAGGTCTCGCAGTTCGCCGAGTGGCTCCACAAATTCGCGGCCCTGGCCGACGATCTCAAGGCCGCTGGCTGCGATGTCGTCAACTGCACGCCCGACAGCGCGCTCACGTGCTTTCGGCGCGGCAACTTGCAGGAGGAACTCGCGTGCCCCGTGCGCACCTGAAAATCCGGCCCGAGCCGTTCTATCGGCGCGAGGCTTTCGAAACCGGGCTCAAGCGTCACGGCTACACGTTCGAACGCGACTGGTTCGTACCGGAGTCGCGTGATGATTTGATGGTGCTGTGGAACCTGAAGGCCGGCGAGGAAGAATCGCTCGCGCGGACATTCGAACGCCGCGGCGGCACGGTGCTGGTCGTCGAGAACGGGTACCTACAGCGCGTGGACAAGACGCACTACGCCATCAGCACCCACGGCCATAACGGCAGCGGCTGGTTCCCGTTCGATTCGGGCGAGAACCGTTTCGCGCGCCTGGGCTTCCCGATCTACCCACGTGGCCATTTCGGCGGCAAAGAGATCCTGGTCATCGCGCAGCGCGGCATCGGCTCGAGCCTCATGCGCAGCCCGCCGGGCTGGGCTGAGACGACGGCGCGCAGTTGCCACGGCCGCGTGCGTCCGCACCCTGGCGTGCTACGGCCGCGGGTGCCGATTGCTGACGACCTGGCCAAGGCGCACACCTGCATGATCTGGAGCTCGGCGTGCGGCGTGCTGGCGCTGACGATGGGCATGACCGTGACCTACAGCGCGCCGCGCTGGATCTGCGAGGACGCCACCGGACTCCCGAACGACAGCCAGCGCCAGCACGCGCTCAACAAGATGGCGCACGGTCAGTGGGCCGTGAGCGAGATCGCCGCGGGGACACCTTTCGCGCGGATGAAAGAACAGAATTGGGGACCGAAGAGATGGTGAATGAGAAGTTCGAACGCTGGGCTAAGAGCCAGGGCTACGACACGCTGCGGCTGACCGACGAGCCGGGCGACTACGTCGACCCCATCACACGCGAGGCCTACAACATGTGGCACCTGGTCGCGGGCCGCTGCGCGCAGATCGCGGACGAGGGCATGCGCGCCATGAGCCGCGTCAAGGGTGAAGGCGCCGCGCGCTGTGCGGCCGCGATCCGCGACGCGTTCGGCCTGCCCCGGCCCAGGCCGACGAAGGGCTGATCATGCTGTACGCCTACCCCGTCCCTGGCAAAGCCAAGAGCAAGATGCTCTGCGAGGCGTTCATCGCCGGCGCGCCGAGCAGTGCCAAGGGCGCCGTCTTCTACGGCGTCAAGGCCGGCAACGCCGAGGCCTGGCGCGCCGTCAAGCGCAGCGGCGAGGACTTCTACTGGATCGATAACAGCTACCTGGACCAGACCCGCGGCGTCATGTTCCGGGTCACGAAAAACGCGCTGCAGTGCACGTCGATCGTGGACGGCGACGCGATGACGGACGGCCGACGGCTGCCCAGCATCGAACTCAAACCGTGGCGCGAGTTCGACGCGCCAGGCTACACGCTGATCGTCGAGCAGTCCCAGGACCACATGGACTACGTCATCGACAACGCCAGCGAGTTCTACACGCTGTCCAAGTTCTACCAGGCCAAGCACCGCACCAAGGTGCGCCGCTGGTGCGCTGACAAGCCTCAGCTCATGACCACGCTGGCTGACGACCTGGCTGGCGCCAACCAGCTGGTCACGCACACGAGCGCGGCCGCGGTGATGGCGATCCTGGCCGGCGTGCCTGTGATCTGCAACCAGCACTGCGTGGCCTTCGGCATGAACTACGCGCACGACATCGACCGGTTGCGCTGGGCAGGGCTGCTGGCCGACAATCAATTTTCAATCGACGAACTCATGAATGGAACAGCATGGCAAGCGGTAAACCGTTGACTCCCTGGTTCGGCCACGACCGGACCCTCGCGCAGCAGATGATGGGCCTCGATCGGCTGTTCGCGCAGATCGAGGGCAAGACCGTGCTCGACGTCGGCTGCGCCGAGGGGCTCATCTCGATCGAGCTCGTGAAGTCAGGCGCCGCAAAAGTCCACGGCGTCGAGATTCGCATGGAAGCCGTGACCAACGCGACGCGCAACAAGCGCCGCATGGTGGATGACTATCTACTCGAACAGTTATCGTTCAAGCTCGAAGACGCCAACACCTACGAGCCGCACGAGATGTTCAGCATCGTCTTGCTGCTGGCGGTGCTGCACAAACTCAAGAATCCGACGGCTGCATGCGCGCGCATCGTCAAGTACGCGACCGATCTCGTCGTGATTCGCCTGCCGCCCATGCACGCGCCCACGATCATCGACGAGCGTTCGGGCAACCAGCCGCATCACATCGGCGTCACGATGGACAAGGCCGGGTTCGAGCTCGAGCACAGCAGTTACGACGGCCCGTTCGGCGAGTGGGTCGGCTACTACCGGAGGCGCAAGTGAGCAAGCTCGTCCCCCTGTACCGCGAGATGGCCAAGGACGGCCTCTACTTTCGCGGCCTGTCGATCCTGCAGCACAAGGCGCAGATCGCCGAGATCATTCGCGAGCACGACGCGCACTCGCTGCTGGATTTCGGCTGCGGCGCAGGCGACGCCTACGCCGCCCCGCACGAGGTGTGGAAGTCGTGGGGCGTCTCCAAGCTCAAGATCCGGCTCTACGATCCTGCCTTTCCCTACTGGCGCCACACAGTGACCGAGCGCTACGACGGCGTGCTGTGCTCCGACGTGCTCGAACACGTGCCCGAAGACGAGATCGACGAGTTCGTGCGCACGCTGTTTCGGCACGCGCGCAAGTTCGTCTGGGCATCGTTCTGCGCCCGGCCGGCCGGCAAGACGTTTCCCGACGGTACCAACCTGCATGTGACGCAGCGGCCGCTGCAGTGGTGGGAAGACACGTTCGGTGAGCGCTGCGCTGGCAAGCCCTTCTACCTGGTGGAAACGCCATGACCGGCGAGCGCAAGTTCGAGGCCATCACCACCTGCAACGCCACGGGCTGGACGGAGTACGGCCGACGCATGGCGCAGGCGTTCGTGCACTACTGGCCGGCGCAGGTGCCGCTCCATGTTTACGCCGAAGGCTTCGACGCGTTGCCCTACGCCAGCCGCGAGTTGCCGGTGTGGCTGGACATCTTCAAGGCCAAGCACGGCAAGAGCAAGCGCGCCTGCGGCAAGCCAGCCGGTGGCGGCGTCTACAACTACCGCTTCGACGCGATCCGCTTCGCCCACAAGACAGCCGCGGTGATCGACGCGGCCGAGCGCAGCGAGGCGGACGTCCTGATCTGGATCGACGCCGATACCGTCACGCATTCGCAGGTCACGCTCGATTTTCTGCGTGAGCTGGCACCGGGCACGGTGCAGGTGATCTCGTGGCTCGATCGCCAGAGCAAGTACCCCGAGTGCGGCTTCTACATGCTCAACCTGCGCCACGAGATGACGCAGGTCCTGATTCGCGAGTGGAAGGCGTTGTACCTGAGCGGCACGCTCTTTCACTTTGCCGAATGGCACGACAGCTATGTCTTGGAGCAGCTGGTGTTGAGCATGAAGCTGCCGCGCAAGTCGATCAGTGGTGCCGGCTACAACCACAGCCATCCGTTCATCAACGGCCCGCTGGGCGACGTCATGGACCACATGAAGGGCGACCGCAAGGTCAAGGGTCACTCGCGCGCCAAGGATCTGAAGATCCCGCGCAACGAGGCCTACTGGAAAGGCGTGAAATGAGAGTCATCATCGGGCACGACCATCGCGAGCCTGAGGCCACGCGCGTGGCCCTGAAATCGCTGCGCAAGTTCGGGATCGAGGGCGAGGTGCTGGCCACGCCCAAGCTGCGCGCGCAGGGCCTGTTCTGGCGGCCCGAGGACACGCGCGGCGGCCAGCGCTACGACTTCACGAGCCAGGCGCCGTGTGCCACCGAGTTCTCGAACTCGCGCTTTTTGACGCCGATCCTGGGCACAGGGTTCGTGCTGTTCGTCGATGCCGACGTGGTGTTCCTCGGAGATCCGCGCGCGCTGCTCACCGAGATCAAATCCGAGCACGCGGTCTCAGTCGTCAAGCACCCCCATGGGCTACAGGCGCCGGGACGCAAGATGGACAATCAGGTTCAGACGGCCTACGACCGCAAGAACTGGTCGAGCGTGATGCTGTTCAACTGCGACCATCCGGCCAACCGCCGGCTGTCGCTGCGCGACGTCAACGAACGCCCTGGCCGCGACCTGCACGCGTTCTACTGGCTGCACGACGAAGAGATCGGCGAGCTGTGGAAGGGCTGGAACTGGCTCGTGGGCGAGCAGCCCCGGCCGCAGCCGCTGCTTATCGCGCACTTCACGCTCGGCGGCCCGTTCACACCAGGCTGGCTCGGCGGCCCGCACGACGAGATTTGGCTGGAGGCTGCGCGATGACCAGCGGCTATATCTGGGTGGGCGAGTCGGCGACGCGCTGGTGTGACCGCAATCTCGTCGAGAGTCCTTTTCGATACGCACTCGTCACCAGCGAAGACGCCTACTACGAAGAGTGCGCAAAGTTCGGCGTCTCGCGCATGGAAGCCGGTGTTTGGCTGGGCAAGGACTCAGGTGCCACGACCAGTCATCTCGTGAACGACGCCGGCGACAAGCTGATCATCGTGTCGATCGACGCGGCCCGTGCCATCGCCAAGAGCCACAGCGGGATCCAGGTTGCCGCGTTGTTGGTACACGAAGCCGTGCACGTGTTCCAGGCCGTCTGCAGGCAAATCGGCGAGGACAGCCCGAGCTCAGAATTCGAGGCTTACTCCGTCCAGTGGATTGCCCAGGAACTCATGGAGCAGTACAGTGCGCAGGTCGTAAAACCGGCGCTCGGAGGCTGAAAGATCATGGCCAAACTGACCACCAAGGCGCGCAAGGCGCTGCCCGAGTCCACGTTCGGAGAGCCCGGCAAGCGGGCCTATCCGATGCCGGACAAAAGTCACGCCGCGAACGCGAAGGCCCGTGCTTCGCAAGCGGTCAACGCGGGCCGCATGAGCCCGTCCACCGAGTCCAAGATCGACGCGAAGGCGAACAAGGTCTTGGGCAAATCGAAAGGCAAGTGATGAAAGCCAAACCCGCATTCATGGATTCCGAGATGCCCTCGGGCAAGCCGATCGCCAAGGGCGCCGGCGCCAAGAAGGGCGCTCCCAAGATGCCCGTGGCCAAGGGCGTGCCGCCCAAGGTCAAGGCCGGCAAGGCAGGCGCGAAAAAGGGCGCCTGAAAGCGCCCTTTGCGAGGATCGACGCCGCCTTCGGGCGGCGTTGTCGTTTCACGGTGGCTTCAGCGCGTCGTAGTCGCGAGCGCAGAGCTCGCCGCCTGACTCGAGGCAGTCGGCGTACCTGGCGAGGTCTCGAGCTGCGTCGACAGCCCGGAAGTACACGTCGGCTGGCACCATGCCGGGCGGGGGCACGCTGCTGGCCGCGCTCGCGCCGGCAGATCCGGCACGGACGGCAGCGATGGGACGCTGGGCCCCATATCGGTCGCGCAGCCGCTGCACAGTAGCGTCAAGGCCGCGAGCAGCATCGGCGCGGGCCGCGTCCAGGCGTGTGACTTCATTGGCGTTCTCCTGCTGAGTTCGAGCCTGCGCATCGCGCGCAGCCTGGTTGGCGGCCGCCTGGCGCGCGTTGGCTTCACGTTGCTCGGCAATGTCGGCGTCGTGTTGCTGGCTCGTGACGTGGTGATGCCAGGCAGCGTAGCCGCCCAGCAGTGCCAGCACCAGCAGCCCGATGCCGATCAGCCTGAGCTCGAAGGTGCTCACGTGTTCGGCGGCGGATTGCCGGAGAGCATCGCCGCGGCATGCGCGCGCATGGCGTCCTTGCGGGCCATGGTGGCGGTGGCCTGGGCGATCTTGGCCTGTTCGGTCGACTTGTCGGTCGTCCAGGCCACGACGGACGTCAGCGCGTTGACGGCGTCGGCCTCGGCCTGTGCTTCGACGTCGCGGATCTTGCCGACGATGCTGGTCTCGATCGTCTTGGGCGTGGCCGTCGGCCACTTGACGTGGATGAAGTGCACCGCGATGGCGGTGACGATCACCGCGGCGATCAGCAAGAGGATGATGTTGGTCTGGTCCATGGTTGCTCTCAAGGCGCCAGCGTGCCGCCGGCGCGGGTGAAGGCGTCCAGCAGGTCCTGCATCCGTTGCTGGTGCTGGCCGTAGCTGTTGCCCGGGAACGAAGCCCAGCGCGAGCTGCACTTCATGATGGCGGCCGCGATGTGCCCGGTCTCGACGTCGTCGAGTGCGCGGCATTCCTTGATCAGCTGGTTGCACCAGCGGTCCTGGGAATCGTGACCGAAATCCGGCAGACCCAGCTGCAGCTTGTAGGCCGGCCAGTAGCGGCCCATGAACTGGTAACGCCCGGCAGCGTCGCTGTCCTCTTCGGCATTGTGGATCCGCGGATGGTGGCTGTAGTCGTTGAACAGCAGCGGATGTGCAGCGGTCGAACCTACCAGCACGTTGTAGCCGTCGTCCGAGACCGCCAGCAGCGCTGGCCCGATTTCGCTCCACGCGATGGTGTCTCGGAAGGCGGTCAGCTGCTGCGACATGTCAGGTCCTTCGGTTCGCGCGCCCTGCGAGTCGCTCCGCGCGCTGAATGTGCCCCTCGCTCCACCGAATCCACCAGTCGTGCCCCGCGTAGCGCCAGGCCATGCTGGTGCACACGAGAGCCAGGCCGTAGGTGCGCAAGTGCAGGTGCACGTAGGCGTTCGGATCGAGCTCGGCCAGGCAGCCGCATGCGATGAACGTCAATCCTGTGGTGCCGAGAACGCCGGTCGGGACGCGCGGCGAGATGATGGCCCACAGACTCACGCACGCGATGTAGAGTAGCAGAAGGTTGGACATTCAGGCACCTTTGTTACGAGACAGCCAACCCGTAAGGATGGCTGCAAATTTCGTCTCCCGGATGCCGTCGATGACGGCTGCAAACGCGACCAGGCCACCTGCACCAACCGCGAAAATCAGGCCCGCAGCCAGCCGCAACGAGGTGATGTGCTGGTACTCCACGAGCGCTGGCCCGACGAAGACAGCCAGCAAAAAGCCAAAGAGCAAGTTCGTGACCCGCTGAACGGTCGTTCCACCCGGGATTGCTCGTAGGCCGAGGATAGCCCCGGCCAGCGCCGCCACGTAGGGATTGCTGGTAACAGTGTCGAAGTTCATTCTTTGACCTTTTTCCTCGCGTTGAGCTTGGCCAGCAGCGCCTGGACGGCACCCTCGCGGGTGTCGGCCAGGTAGCTTGTGCCAGGCGTCTTCGCCCCAACGTCTTCGTCCAAATGCCACCCCGGCACGCCCATCGAGGCCGTGCTGTCGAGGCGGGACAAGTGGTAGACGCTCCCATCCGACAGCGTCACCCGGGTGTGGGCATACTCGGGCCCATCTTCTGCTTTGCGAAACGGGTTGTTCTTACGGTTCTCCGTCTTGGCCACCGTCAGCGGCGGCTTTTCGACGAACGTGCCGTCATCGGCGCGCGGGTGCGCGGCCTCGAATTCGGCCTTGCGCGTGGCCTCGTCTACAGCTTGGGTGGCTTGTCCGCCGGCAGCAGGCGCGTGACCGTTGGTTCCGGGCGCTGCAGTGCCGTCGGCCCCGGCTGGCTCCCCAGCGGCGCCAGCTGCCCCGCCGGACTCAGCGGGCTTGGCCGCAGCGCCTTGGCTGCCTTGAGCAGCAGGCTTGATTTCATCCGCATTTTGCTTCCCCTTGGCGAGCACGCGATCGACGACCTTGTCGAAAGCCCGCGGGTTGTGATTGTGCTGCACCGCAGCAGCCTCGATCGTTTCCGGGTCGATGTCGTGCGCCTGGCGCGTCAGGATCGCGCGGTGCGCCTCGGCGTCGTTGCCCACGCCGTGCGCCTTGCGCCATTCCACCGCGTCCTCGTACTGGATCGACGGCAGGGCCTCAGCCTTCGCCTTTTCGGCTGCAGCCGCCTTGGCCTTCTCGGCGGCCGCGGTCTTGGCTTCCTCGGCCGCCTTGGCTGCAGCCGCTGCGTCCTCGGCTGCCTTGGCCTGCGCGGCGCGCGCGGCGACGGCGCCAGGTTCGTTCATCGCGGCGTTGCCGGCCACCGTGGCTGCGGTCTCGCCCGGCCGGCCCGAGACCATCACCGGCGCCATGTCGGGCTCGACGATGTCGTGCGGGAAACTCGGCTCGGGGACCTCGCGCGCGGCCGCGCCGGCGCGCACCGGGAAACTCTCCTGCGGCACGGCGCGCAGGTCAGACACGGGCGTGGCAGCCGCGGCCGGCGGCACGGGCGCCTGGAACTCCGGTGCCGACAGGTCGTAGTCGGCGAAGGTCGTGGCGCGCGGCGGCGCGCCGGTGCCACCGGCCGCGCGCTGCGACGTCTGCAGATCCTCGCGCGCCTGCGGCAGGTTGCCGGGCAAGGCCTGTCCTTCTGGGGTCACGGGAATCGCGTCAGCACTCAGGCGCGGGTCGTAGGTGATCATCAGCGGCTTGGCCGGCGCCGCAGGCGCCGCAAGCGCGGCGGCCGGGGGCGCAGTGCGCTTGGGCACGAGCCGCGCCGTCGTCTCGCCGGCCACGCGGTTGTAGACCTGGCCGGCGACGGCCTTGGGCACCGCGGTGAGCATCTTTTCCATGCCAGTGACCGCGACGCCCTCGGGCTTGGCCGTGTTGTCCAGCAGCTTGCCGACCTTGGCCAGGTCGCCGATCGGACCGCCGGCGTTGGCCGCCATGTAGCCCTTGCCGCTGCGCGTGGCCGTCACGCGCGACATCAGCGAGCCCGGTTGCACGAGCCCGTCGATGGTCTTGGAGACATCCGGCGCCACGATCTTGGCGTAGGCGTACTGCCGGCGCGCGTCGGCGAGCGCCTGCACCTGCGTCGGATCCTTGGCCGCGACCTGCTTTTCAAGGATGTCGCGACCGGCTTCCTGCAGGTCGGACAGCGCGCCAGCGAGCTCTGAGTCGGTCGTGCGGCGAATGCGGGTGCCCAGGTTGGAGTCCCAATTCTGGAATGCGTCGCCCGGGATCGTGCCGTCAGGGCCTGCCTTTTCCAGCAGATCCTCGATCAGGTTGGGCACGATGCGCGGCACGTCACCGGCGCCCGTGCGCGCGGCGTCGCGCGCATGCGATTCGAGAGCGCTGGCCAGATCCGTCGCGGGCAGGTCAGTCGAGCGCGCGATGTCGCCGATCACGCCTCCGGACTTGTCCATCGCGTCGTGCAACACCTCGGGCGTCAAGCGCGCGGCCGTGCTGTCCGGATCGATCAGGTTGATCACGTTCTTGGTGAACGCCTGCTTGTTCGCGGCCTCGAGCGTGTGACCACCGCCGGCCGTGGCTTCGCTCAGGGCCTGGCCGGCGGACTTGGCCGTGCCGGGCTGGTAGAGGCGATCCGGCGGGATCGTCATCTCGTGCGGGAACTGGTCGGCCAGCTGCGCGACCTTGACCAGCTCCGGATCGGGCTTGCCCATCACGCGGGCGACGCCGCCACCCACGTTCTGCTTGACGGACTGCACCATGTCGGCAGGCACCGCCTTCAGGTTCGCCCCTGCCTTGCTGACGGCCGATTCCACGGCCTGGCCAGCGCGCGATGCGCGCGCCATCGTGACTGCCGGGCCGATGCTCTGCAAGCCTGCGTTCATCTCCGGCGTCGGGCCGGTCGGGTAGGCCTGGGCCAGCGTCTGCAGACCGCTCTCGATCGCGCCGGCGTAGCGCTGGCCCATCTCGTTGTTCAACTGCATCGACGGCCCGGAATGCAGCGCGTTCACGGCGGTCTGCGCGCCCTCGCGGCCGGCTTCGTCGAGCGCGGTGATAGGCTGCGGAGCTTCGCCGGACGCCCAGGTGCGCGGCCGGTTGTCGCCCGTGACCGCCAACACGCGCGGGTCGTCCGGCTGCACGCCGCCGGTCAGCTGCGTGTGCAGCGCGCCGGCCAGGCCGCCGAGCGTGCCGCCGACCGTGCCAGCGTAGCCGCCGAGGCTGTCGATGGTGTCGGCGGCCACGCGCAGGCCCGCCTGCACGCCGCCGATGATCTTGTCCAGGACGCCACCGCCGGCCGGCGACGCGGCCGCGGGCGGCGAGACGACCGGCGCCGATGCCCAGGCAGGCGCCGGCGCGGCAGCGGGCGGCGAGACCAGGGGCGCGTCTTGCCAGCTCACGGCTTCCTCCGGTGCGAACCGTCAGGCGCGATGAACTCGGCACCAGACGGCAGCGCGTTGAAATCCGCGTCGCTGTGGATCTGCACCGGGCCGGCCGCGGCGGCAGGCGCCATGCCGCCAGGCCGCGCCGGGACGCCGGCTGGCGCTGCAGGGGCCGGCGTGAGCGCCGCGGGGCTGCCCAAGCCGGTGCCGCTGCGACTGACGCCCATGCGACCGCGAATCGTGCCCAGCATCGTGTGGGTGGCGTCGCGCGCGTTGTTCATCTCGCGCATCATGACCGGCAGCACCTTGTTGACCTGCTCGACGCTCATGTCGCTGTTCAGGATCTTGTGGGCGTCTTCTTGCGCGCCCTGGTGCAGCTGCGCCACCGACATTTGGCCGCCGTTGAGCATGCGCTCGTACTCGATGGCCACCTGCTGCACCGCCAGCGCGTAGGCCGACAGCGCGGGGCTGCCGGCTTGGCTGCGCAGTGCGTTGAGCGGCTTGTTCAGCCACGGGCCGAATCCGGCATTGCCTTCGGCGATCGTGGCTTGGATCGTGCCGATGTCGTTCTTGATTTTCTCCATGCCCGAGTCGATCGCGTCGGCGCGAGTCTGCTGCAGCGCCAGCGACTTGGCGTCGGCCTTGAACTGCTGGGTGCCTGCGACGTAGGATTCCGGCGACACGCCTGCGCGCTCCATGAGCTCGCCTGCACGGTTCATGAGCATCTTCTTGAGTGGATCGCTGTCCTTGCTGCGGCTCATCCCCGTGGGCAACTTGCCCGTGTCGGCGTAGGTCCAGGCAGCGTCGTCGATGGCGCGCGGCGTCAGGCCCATGATCAGGCCAGACTTATCCGGCGGCGGCAGCACGGCAGAACCCGTGACCGGGTTGATGGTTCCGGGCGCCGCCGGCGCGCCGGCCGGGGCCACCGTGCCGGTTCCGCCGCCGCCGCCGCCGCCGCCGCCGCCGCCGCCGCCGGCGCCACCTAGCGGCCGGCTGTACTTCGTGGGTTGCTTGGTCACGCCGGTGCGTTGCAGCGTGGCCAACGCGGTCTGCAGGTCCGGTGCGTCGCCGTTGGCCACCATGCCCTGGGCAGCCTCGAGCGTCTGGGCCACGACGCCCTTGGTCATGGGCGGGCGCGGCAGCGCGCCCAGCGCGATCATGCGCTCGACGGCCGTGTCGCGATCGACACCGGCCGCCTGCATGTAGGCCTTGATCTGGTTTTCCTTGACCAGGGCCGGATTCAGCGCGTCGGTCTGGTTCGCGTAGGCGTCCAGGTAGGCCTGCACACGCGGGTCGCTCGCGCCTTGCTGCAGCTTGGCCTGCATGTCGGGATGCGCGGCCGCGGTCACGAGTGAGCCGAGCTGGCCGATGTGGTTGACCGCATCGGCCATGGACACGGCCGCCACCGGGTCGTTCGGGTCCGTGCTGCGGTTCTGGGTCAGCGGCGCGTGATAGGTCAGCGGCGCGCCGTCCGGCCCCTTCAGGTCGGTCGTGATCTGCAGGCGCGGGATCACCTTGTCGCTGTGGACGCTGCCGTCAGCACTCATGGCCGGATCCAGCCCCACGATCGACTTGCCGGTGATCGTGCCGCCATAGGCGCTGGGCGTGCCCACACCCTGGGCCAGCTGCGGCCCGAAGATGCCGTTCAGGCCTTGGATCGTCAGCCCGTTGTTGCCGGTCTGCATGCCGGCCTGCCAGTCGTCCAGGTGCTGCTGCACCTGCCCCAGCTGCGTCGGGTTGCGTTTGGTGGCGCTGGCCACCATCAGCGCGAGGTCGCCGGGGCTGACATCGTTCAGGCTCGTCTGGCCGGTGTGCAAGCGCGAGGCGATGTCCTGCGCGTGCTGGTCGGTGCTGGTGACGAGCTGCTGCGCCGGCGTCACTGCGCTGGTGGTGGGCGAAGACACAGCCGCCGCAGCCGGCGCGCCGCCAGCGATAGCCGGCGAAGGCGCCGACGTGGTGTCGTTGCCCATGCTGGTATCGAGCGGCGCGGTGCCACCCGCCGGGCCGCGAGATGGGCCCAGGCCCATCCCGCCGGTCGGGGAAGCCATCGCCGGCGCCACGGGAGTTGCCGCGGCGCTGGCCACGGCGCCCTGGTCGACTGGCGGCGCGGTCGGTGCGGTAGGGTTGGCCGCCGGCGACGCGGCCGGAAGTGGCGCAGGAGACGTGACGCCGGTCAGGCCCGTGCCGCTCGTCGGCGCGGCAAGCCGACCGGTGGTCGCGATCTGGCCTTGCATGTCCTCGAGCTGCACGGCCAGCCGCGCGCGCTCTTGCATCACCGGGGAGTTGCGGTCCAAGGGGTGGCCCGCCTGCGCCGCCTGCGTGGCCAGTTTCTCGAGCGTGGACAGACGCGCCTCGAGCGCAGAGACACGCGCCGCGTCGTTCATGCGACCATAGCGGTCGTCTTCCTGCTTGGCCAGGCGGCGCTGCGCCTCCTCGCGAGTGGCCTGCTCGGCGTCGAACTCGCGCTTGTGCTCCCGGGCCGCGTCCGACTGCAGGCCCAGCTCGAACCCGCTGCGGATACCTTCCGAGAGTGCACCACCGACGCCATACGGCATGTCGTTCTCCTAGAACAGCCGGCCGGCGAGCGCGCCGACCAAGCCACCGATCAGCGTGCCCCACGGGCCCGCTGCACTGCCCCACTCCGCGCCGGCGATTGCACCGCCGGCCAGACCGCCCACGGTACCACCGAGCTGGGCGTTGCCGGCCTTGCGCTGCGCATTGATCTCCGTGTTTTGCGCGTTGCGGCGCGCCTCTTCGTTGGCCGCTTCGCTGTACAGATCCATCGCCTGTTTTTGCTCGCCGATCCCGTAGGTCGCGAGCGAGGCGCCGACGCCATAGCCTTGTGCCATGTCAGACTCCTAGGCCGCTGGCCTGTTGGGCAATCGACGCTGTCGTCGGTGCCGGATTGCCGAGGATCGATTGCTGATTCGAGATCGTCAGATCGCGCGCCGTGTTTTGCGCCTGCACGTTGGACAGCGCGTGCGACAGGCCGGTGAGCCGCGTCGTGGCCGCCTGCTCAGACGGATCGAGCGCGATGCCCATACCCTGCAACTTGCGTGCTTGCTGGCCGGCCTGCGAGGCATATGCCTGGTCCACATCAGCGCCGGCCTGCGCCATGGCCTGGCCCGGCAGCGACTTGTCGGTCGCATACTGGATCAGCTGGTTTTCGATCGGCACGAACGTGCTCACGTAGTTCTGCCACTGCTGGCGCGTGAGGTTGGCATAGATGTCGCTGGCCGTCGTGGCTGGCGGCGGGGCCGGCGGCCCGCTGACGCCTTCGCCCAGCGCGTGCGTGTCCGCCTTCCACGCTTCGGTGACGCCCGAGACAGGATTCTTGAACGACCCGTCGTTGACCGCCTTGAAGCTGCCCTTGAGGGAGTCGCCCAGCGACAAGCCGAGATTGCCGAACAAGCTCATGGTTTACCCCGGGCTCGGCACGTAGGCCGACGGATTGTTGCGCGTGCCGTTGAAGCCGTTCGGGTCGCTGCCCATGCCCACCGACGGCGCGGCCGGCGTCTGCCAGGCCTTCAAGCCTTGCTGGCCGGCGTAGCCCAGGGCTGTGCCGACAGCGCCCATCGTGCCTTCCTCGCCCATGAGAGAGGCTCGCGCATCGGCCTGCGCCTGCACGGCGCTGTCCTGAGCCTGCCTTTCCATGCCGTTCGTGACCTGCGCGCTTTGGCCCTGGCCGATTGCGGTCAGCGCGCCCAGGCCTTCGGTGTAGGCCTGCGTGATGCGCTGGTCGCTGATCATTTGTCCCAGGCCTGAAGACTTGGCCTGGTCGGCGCCCATGCCGGCTACGCCCAGGTCAAAACGGCCCGAGCCCGGCATGACGCCCTTGCTGGAGAGTGATTTTTCCATGGCGCCTTGGGCCTGCGAGAACTGGATAGCGGTGTCGGTGGACGACTTGCCTTTGGCCTCGGCACGCTGCCACGAGTTGGGCGCGCCTTCGGCCTCGATTTGCGAGGCGAGATTCTTTTGCACAGGCAACCAGCGCTGCTGGTAGTCCGCCATGAGGTCCTGGGCGTGCTGCGCCAGCGCGATCTGCGCTGACGTTTCCTTGATCTGCCCGCTGCCTTTACCGCTCATCGACGCACCTCACGAATTCCATGGTGCCGCGGCGTTTCCACTGCGGCCCTAGTCTCCGCGCCCAACCAGATCGGCGGGCTTCGAAGGCGATTGTCTGGGCTCCGAGATCGCGTGCGATTTTTCGCAGTGCGGCTTCTTGTCGCTGGAAAGCGCCATGGCGCAGTGCCACGGCCAACAAGACGAACAGCTCGAGCTGCTCTCCGAACGGCTGCAAGGTGACGACGACGGTTCCGTCATCGCACGACAGGCACATGGCCGTTCGTGCCTCGCATTGTGCCTTCAAATCGTCGATCTCGAAAGTCCGGGCGATCGGGTGGCGCAGACCGCGGAAAATTGCGTCTAGGATCTCGAAGTCTTCCTCGATCAGGAAATCGGTGCCGCTGATCACGAGTGGAACGTCGGGTCGCCCGCAACGCCATCGGGATTCACGATCGAGCCGGCGTAGCCGCTGGCGGCCGTCAGCGTGCGCGTGGTCAGCGTGTCGCCTGTGCGCACGACCAGGCCGTCGGTGGCGTCGTCGAAGGCCAGCGACAGCTGGTAGCCGGCCAGCGTGGACGCCTTTTTCGTCAGGCTCAGGCCAGTGGCCGGCTTGACGATGACCAGCTCGCCGGCCACCTTGCCGACCAGGCCATCGGCCTGGGCCAGCAAGCCGGCGAGCGCGGCCTGAACGGTCGTGGTCGACGTGAGTTCCAGCGCAGCCTCGACGGCCTCGAGGCGGCCCCGGATGGCGCCCAGCACGGCGTTGAGCTCGCGCAGCGAGTAGCCGGCACGCAACTGGTTGATGACGGGCTTGGTGGCCATCAGGTCAGCTCCCGCATGTCCTCGGCGATCTGCACGTTGCGCACGGTAGACGTGCCGACGAACTCGATCTCGATGGTGGCCTGCATGTCCATCGTCGGCATCGTGAATTCGGTGTTGGCCGTCAGCACCTGCTCGAACAGCATCGTGCCGTTGCCGTAGACGCGCCAGATCACATTGGTGAAATCGACGCAGCGCACCTGGGCTGCGAAGAACGCCGCCTCGTAGTCCAGGATGTTGAGCTTGCCGCGGTAGCGAAACACCATCGCGCCGGCGCCGGCAGGCGAGTCGAACGCGTAGATCGTCTGGCCGTTGGCGGCCACGGCGGTGCTGGCCAGCGGCAGCAGGCCGTCGGTGGGCTCGTCGTTCTCGTCCAGCACCAGGCACATCTCGTCGGTGGCTGGGTTGGCGAAAACCGCGCTGGCGTGAAACGCCATCGGCGTGACGCCGGCGCCGCCCTGGCGCATGTCGAACGCATAGCAGCCCTTGGCCGTGCCGGTATCGTAGAACAGGAAGTAGACGCCGTCGTGCGCGATGCCCGTCATCGACTCGGGCTTGAGGGCTTGCCATTGCGCGCGCGTGAACAGCTGCTGCGTCAGGTTCACCGACTGGCCTACCCCGGCCACGGCGCGCAGGCCGTCTGGCGTGGCACCAACGACGCCGATGCCGTCCACGTAGCCCACTGAGCGTTTGGACACGCCGGCGTAGGGCACCTCGAACTTGGCCATGCTGTACTGGCTCGGGTCGGTGCCCGTAGCAACGTACAAGAAACTCTTGGTGAAGATGACGACCGTCGTGTCGATGTTGCCGATGCCCACGACGTCGGTGTCGGTCGTGTAACGGTTGCCCACGGGCCACGCGTGCGGGTAGTTCTGCGCCGACAGGCACAGCTGGTTGCCACTGAAGCCAGCCATCACGCCGTTGGGCAGCGCCAGGATGCCGCGCAGGTCGGCAGGCGGCAGATCCCACGTGTCGGTGGGCAGCACCTCGCCGAGCGCGTCGTCGGTGATGTTGTCGACGGCCAGCGTCAACGAGCTGCCAGAGTTGAATGGCATCTCGAGCACGAAGCGAAACGCCGTACCTGTGGCGCCCGTGGCGGCGCGGTAGAGCCGAAAGCTCACGATGCCGTAGGCATCGAGCGCCGCGGGCACGGCGTAGATTTCGAGCTCGTTGTAGCTGCCGCCGATCGTGGGCGCGTAGATCGGATAGGTGCGACCGGTGATGCCCGTGTGGTAGTAGGCCTCGGGCAGCGACGGCGCCGATTCCTGGCCTAGGTCGTTCACATAGGTGTAGAGGTATTCCGTGATCGTGCTAGGCGAGTCGCCCGATGCCGGAACATAAACCAGGTTCTGGAACGTGATGAACGAGTCGTCACCGCGCGCATGCTGCGCAGGCGCAGGCACGCCCAGGGGACGCGTGAGCACCGGATACGGCTCCGAGCCCGACGTGGCCATGTCGTAGTTGGTGAATCGCGGCGTGGCGTAGACATCCGGCCCGGTCAGGTACAGCCGCAGCGTCGTGTCGCCCGGGATCGGGCCGCGCGCGGCGTCCACATCGGCGCTCCACGACAGCCACTTGTCGCCCAGCAGGTAGATCGACTCGACCGGCGCGGGCGTGATCAGCGTGTGCAGCGCGGCGAACTGCCGCCACGCCTCGAGATCACCCGAGAGCAGTTTGGCGTTCGTGGCATCCTGCGCCTGTGACGGCGCGAGCCGGTGCGGCGCAGTGCGGGGCACGATGCCCTGGAAAGTTTCTTGAGCGATGCGCATGGCTCACGGCTCGTAGCTCACCGGAGGCAGCGAGCCGCGGCCCGCGGCCTTGCGTGCGGCGGCCGCGGCAGCCGTGTAGCGCAGGCGAAAGACTTCCTTGGCGCCGTCATCGAGCGTCGCGTAGGCGGGGCTCTGCAGATAGGCCTCGTAGTCGGCCAGGCTGTGCAGGCTCGCGAAATCGTCTGGGATGGTCATGATCAGCCGATCTGATGGAGCGCCGTGTACCGCAGCGAGAAGAACAGGACGTTGCTGCTGTTCTGGGCCCAGGTGGCGGGGACAGTGTTGGACACCGCATTGGCGTTGTTGTTGGTGTACAGAAAGGTCAGCGAGTTCGCAGGCGAGTCACATGCGACGGTGCCGCAATACAGGCCGCCAGCGCAGTTGAATCGTGCCACGCCCGTCTCCATCAGGCCAGCGCTGGCCACGCCCAGGGCAACCGTCCAGTTGCCGCCCGGGAACGACGTGGTCGTGCCCATCGTGATGACGCCGTTGAGGAACACGTCGCGGCCGTTGCGGCTCTCGGTGAACACCGCCGTGCCGTTGCCGATCGTGCCGCTCCACGTGCTGGCCGAAGCTTGCGCGCTGTAGTCGTTGTTGATCTTGGTGTAGCCGTCACCGGCACCGGCCTGGAAGTTGCCACGGCACTGCACCATGAAACAGTTGTCCAGGCCGGAAAAGACCGTGCCGCCGGTGTTGAACGTCACGCCGCGCGCGATGAAGTGGCGCAGCGAGCTGGGGTCGACGCTGAAGACCGCAGTCGTCAGCGGCTGCACCCAATCGCCCGCGTCGGTGATGGCCACCGTGCCCGTGATCGACGCGGCGCCCTGCCAGCGCGTGGCCTTGAACGTGACACCGACGCTGCTGCAGTTTTCCCACTCGCCGCCGCGCAACGCCAGGCCGTTGACGCCGGCCGCGCGGATCCAGGTCGTGCCCGCGTTGAAGTTGCAGGTATCGAAGGTGTGATCGTTGCCGCCATCGTCGATGACCGGGATACCCGACACGTTGAATTGGCAGGAACCGAACTTGATCCGGTTCGTGAAATAGGTGCTCGCACCCGGCGCAAGATCGGTGCCGTTGACCAGCCACGCACCGTTGCCGGGGCCCGCGAAATAGACTTTGCTGGGGTCGCACAGCTCAGTCTGGTCGAGGATCAGACCGAACGAGTTGACGTTGCCGCCTGCGGTGTTGAGCAGCAGGTCTTCGAAGACCGGCTCGGACGATCCCTGATCGTGGATCACGCCCTTTTTCGCACCGATGTTCGGCGCGTTGATCGTCATGCGGCTGAACGCCAGGCTGACGAGCGTCGAGCTGTTGATCGGGTTGTTGATGAAAATCCCGTCGCCCGTGCCCATGCAGTTGACGACGGTGCCTTGCTTGGACCGACCGTACCAGCGGTTCTTGTTGCCCGGCGAGAACGTGGCACTGAGCTGATAGGTGCCAGGCAAGTAGATGTCGGCGCCCCCGAGCGCAGTGCCTTGGGTGTTGGCGGCCTGGAACGCCGCCAGGCTGTCGGTCGCGCCCGTCGGATCCGCGCCGAATTGGTCCACGGTCAGGCGCGCGCGCATCTCGTCTTGCAGGGTGCGCGCCGTCGTGCTGCCGGCCTGGATAATGCCGATCAGCGATGCGCCGATGGTCTTGGTCAGGTCCGCCAGGAACCTCCCGACGGTGTTCGTCCCGTAGGCCAGAGTCTTCAGGAACCCGACCATCCCGGCGCCGTGCGCTGCGTTGTCGATCAGCGGCAGGTTCGTGCGCAGCGCATGCAGCGCTTGCAGCTCCGCGCCAACGCTCGCCGGTGCGGCAGTCGCATAGTCCAGGGCGCTGTTGAACGCCACCAGCGCGGCGCCGTGCGCAGCGCTGGTGCCGTCGTCCAGGTCGTTGACGATCAGACCTTGCGCAGTGACCTCGACATCGAGCCCGTGAACCTCGGCACCGAGCGTGCCTGCGGCGTAGCTCAGGGCGGGGTTGTATGCCACCAGCCCGGCGCCCTTGGCCACGTCGCTCGAGTCGGCCAGGTTCGCGCGCAGCGTCTGGTCCAGGCCCTGCAGCGTCTTGCCGACCGTGCCGTTGGGATAGGTGTCGCCTGCGTTGTAGGCAACCAGGCCAGCGCCTTGTGTCGGGTCGGCCAGCTCACCGCGCAACGGCGAGTCGAAGTCCTCGCCACCATCGCCATCGACCGGCGGAACATCGGGAGTCACGGAGAACGTCATAGCACCCTCCCGGCGGGAACGAACGGATTCGGGCGCACGCGCATCGACCCGGTGTTGTAGGCGCGCTGGACTTCAGCTTTGCCGTTGGAGATCGCGGCCTTGAAGTCGCGCGCGTACTGCGCAGCCATGCTCGGATTGCTCCACGGCTGGCCCGGAATGGCCAGCAGGTAGGCGAGTGCGCCGCTTTCGATGTCGTTGCTGTACTTGACCAGTGGCGCGGCCGGCACCTGGGCATCGACGGCCATCGATTCCTTGGGGATGAGGATCATGCTCATGACGAAGGTGTAGACCTTGTCGGGCGCCGGATCGAGCGCGACCTTGCCCTCAGGCACGTACTGGTAGCGCCGCGGCAGACCCGGCGGAAGATTCCCGTTCCAGGTCGACGAGTCGGACGCGTCCAGGCCGTAGGTCTGCGAGTGCGTGCCGATGACCTGCGTCAGGCTCACGGCACGCAAGCCCACGATGTCGAGGTTGACGTCGTTGCCCATGTTGTAGACCGGCACGTTGACCACCGTCTGGCCCGGCAGCGACAGCCGCAGCCATTGCGTCTGCTGGCACCATTCGCGCAGCGCGCGGGTGTAGGCACGCCGTAGCGTCGGGCCGGGACAACGCCGCGCGACCTGCGCGATGTTGGTCAGCTGGTCGTTGACGTTGACGAAGTCCATCACTCCCCCGGGCTTTGCGAGACGTGCGGCGACAACGTGACTTGCGCTGCCGACTTCATGCCCAGGGCCTTGCCCCAAGCCTGCATGTGGTAGGTTTCCTTCGTCAGGTCCTGCTTCTTGCTGTTCTTGCCGTAGGCACGTGCGAGCACGTAGTCGATCATCGGCGCCTGGTAGGCGTCCGGCAACGGGAAGGTGTCGACGTCGGCAGCCAGTGCAGCCGGCGTGATGCCGTAGACAGCCCACACCGATGCGGTGTTGGCCGCCGGCGGGTAGACGAGAAAGCGTCGCGGCTGGCGCGGATCGAACGTGAAGTGCTCGATGTCGACGCTTGTCGTGCCGGCCGGATAGAAGCGGTTGGACTCGGTCAGCAACTCGTTGTCGACTGGCGTGATGGTCAGCCCGGACGCGTTGTTGCGAATGATGTTGACCAAGCCCGTGGAATCGGATGGCAGCTGCTGCTCGATGCCAGTCACCAGCGTGACGGCGGCCTGCGTCGTGTAGACGTCGGGTTTGACCAGGCAGGTGGCGCGGATGGCCTCGTTGAGGTAGCCGCGCAGCTCGTCGGCCGACCAAGTGACGGCAGCGACGTCCAGCAGCAGCGTGCGCGCGAAACCGGTGATGTCGCCTGCCGTGATGGTCATGACCTTAGCCGCTCAGGTTGTCGCCGCTCGTGGCGCGCTCGTGCAGCGCCTGCACCTGCTTGCGCAGCGTGCGGATGTCGGAGCTTTCGTTGAGCGGGGTGTTGAATTCTTTCATCGCGAAGGCGACGAGGTCGGGCTTGGAGGCACTGCCGATGTCGAAGATTTCCTGGTCTTCGTCCGACGTGTTGATCACGCGCGCGCGGCCCCCGGTCGTCAGCGACGACGAGATGTAGGCCATGCGTTCTTCCAGCGACGCGTTCGGGTTGCCCCGGTACGGCCGATAGTTGAGGTTGTCGCGCACGTTCTTGACGTTGGCGATCAGGCGCCCGTCGTGGATGTTGATGCACAGCGGGACTTTCTTGTCCTGCTTGGGCTGCATGCTTCGCGACAGGGCTTCTTCGTTGACGGCCATGAGGGTGTCCTCGGTTGGTTGCTGAAAATGGACGACCGGCGCCGCGAGGCGCCGGTCAGGGGGTGCGCTTTAGGAACCCGTGGGCGAGGTGCCCGGGGTCAGCGCACGGACCTTGGCCTTGCCGGCGTTGCCGCCAGCGCCGCCACCGGGCTGGTTGCCCAGCTTGCCGCTCGGATAGCGCGCCACGGCCTTCTTGCCGGCCTCGGAGCGCTCGCCCGAGATGATGTCGGGGTCGGTCTTGAACGTGTCCGAGGACACGTAGGGGTTCTTGGTGGACAGGGTGCCCATGATGGATCTCCGGTGAAGCTGCGAAGGGACTCGGGAAGGGTAGCGCTTTTGGCGCTACCCGTCACCATCAGCCGCGTTGGACGACGGCCGTGCCGACGTACTGGCCGTCGATCACGTTGAAGCCGTAGACCATCAGGCCGCGGATGATGTAGCCGAAGTCGTTCGGGTTGGTGATCATCTCGTTCTCGACGATCTGCGCAGCGAACGTCAGGCCGGCCGAATGGCCGAACATGCAGTAGGCCGCCTGGCCAGGGCTCACCTGCGTGAGCAGGTTGCGCGACTGGTACAGCGTGAAGCGGTCCACTTCACCGACCTTGCCGTTGCGCAGGATCGAGACGCCGTCGCCCGACAGCGACGCGATGCGCAGGTCGGACTTCTTGAGCGCGCCCATGAACCACGGCGGCGCCACGAACCAGCGGCCTTCGTCAGGCACGTTCTGCTCGTCGAGCACCGTGCCGCAGTCGACCAGGAAATTCGTGACGTTGGTCGGCGTGATGACGACCGGCGTGGTGGAATCGCCCAGGTTGATCGAGCCCGAATCCGCGCCCGCGTGCGTGCCCTGGTTGGCCGTGGCGACCTCAGCCGGGATCGTCGTCAGGACGTCGGCGTCGGCCGCGATGCGCAGCTGGATCGAGCCGTCGTTGGCGAAGATGTCGGCCATGTCGACGTCGGCCTGGCGCGCGTCCACGGTCGTCAGCGCCACGGCGAACGACTTGGCGCGGTTGATCGTCAGGTTGGTGGAGTTCGACGTGGGGTACTGCTGGCCCAGGCCGGCACCCACGACGTAATCCGAGACGATCACGTCGGGGATCGTGCGGATGACGACCTGCGCGCCGTAACCCGCGATCTCGCCCTCGTAGTCGGTCGAAGCGATCTCGCCGAACACGGTGGACTTGTAGAACTTCTCGACCAACTTGCCCGAGTACAGAACCGGGTCGTAGTTGATGGTGCCCGAGGGGCCGTAGTCGGGCAGGCCCGACGCGCGTGCAACGCCAGTCATGACGCTCTCCTGGTGAACTGAAGGTGGTGACGGCCTAGCGGCCGCCGCGGAGCTTCATCCGCGCTTCGAACTTCACCCGTTCGTCGTCCTTGACCCTGCCGATGGCGGCCCGCTTGAAGTAGTCCTTGACCTCGGCGTCCGACGGCGCGCCTTCACCGCTGGTGGGCGGCGTGGGCGCAGCGGCCGGTGTCGGCGTGCTCGCGGCACCCCCGTGCGGCGTCATCGGTGGCGCCGGCGGGGTCTGGGACTTCTCGAAATCCTTGAACATCTTGGCCAGTGCCGGCGCGTTGCGGCGCGCGACATGGTTGTCCAGGATGTCCTGGCGGATCAGCTGCGTGGGCTCGTCGAGCTGCGTGAGCCAGCTGAGCCAGCGCGGGTCGACGTCGATCTCGCGATAGTTCGGGACCAGCTCCGTGAGCTTGTCTGTGAACTCGCGCAGAGCATTGGCGGCCGCGTCGGTCTGCTCTTGCTTGCGGGCGTCGGCGATCGGCTTGAGCCGGCTGTCGACTTCCGCACGCAGGGCTGCAACTGACTTGGCCGCCGCAGCCTGCGCCGCGCTCGCCATCACCTGGCACTGCTCCTCGCCGTACTTCTCGATGTCAGCGGGCGTGAAAAACGCGGCCACGTCGATCGGTTCGGCGGGTTTGTTGGCTTGCAGGGCTCGATTGGCCTCTTGCAAATCGGCAATCTGCTGGTTCATCGCCTGCTTGGTCGCCGTGTGGTCACTGCGCTCTTTGCGCAGCATGCCTTCGGTGACGTTGAACCGGTGCTTCCAGTAGACCGGATCGCTTTCGCGGGGGTCTGCTGGCGGCGTCGGCGCGGGCGGTGCCTCTGCAGGGCTCGCGGCGGCCGGAGCCGACGCGGGCGGGGGATCTTGGACTTCGACTCCGGTTCGGGCGGCGTTCTTGGCGTCGATGCGGGCTTGGACGTCCGCAGCGATGCGCACCACGGCGCGAGGGAGACGGGTTTCGGTCTGGGCTTGGGAAGCCGGCATTCGGTGATCTCCACGATCCAGGTTCACCGCGTCGTGCGGTACCGGGGTTCGCAAGGGATGCGCGGGCGCGGTTCCCGATTAGGGCGCAGCATGCGGGGTCGCGAGGCGCGATGGCACGTTGCGTTTGAGCTTCTGTTCAGCTTCGGTGATGTCGGCCACGAGCTCGTCCAGCTCGATTGCGCGGCCTTGGGCTCGGAGGACGTCCTCGCCGCGGGCGGTGCGCAATGCCTTGTCACTTTCGGCCAACTTGGCTCGCAGGATCTTCAGCAGGGCGGCTCCATCGGGACTCCGGTTGAACCGGGCCAGGAATTGGAGGTCGTCCCCACCGAGTTTCATTGCTGCGCAGTATAGCCAGAAGATTCGATCAGGACAACGAGGGCGGGCCGCCGATGCCTGGCGTGGCACCCTGGCCGCTCGCGAACCCAACGACCAGGATATAGACGCCCTTGGGCACGTTCACCGTCAGCGACGTTGAATTGCCGATCGTGCAGCTCGAGCTGTTGCCCGCGCCCCCTTGGGGAAGCACCACGGTGCCTTGCACCGTGGTGACGCCGTTTTGGATGATCGAGATGGTCGCCTGAGTGCCTGCGACGCTGTCGGTGCCCGGAACCACACAGGTTCGCGACTCCGGCCCGTTGGACGCCGCCAGCCACATGACGTCGCGCACACCGCTCGAGCCGAAATACTTGATCCCCAGTGGATAGGTCGGATTCGACGAGTTCGTCGACATGTTGTCGCTGCCCTGGATGTTGGCCAGCGGGAAGTTGCACGGCGTCGTGCCATTTTTGGTGGCGTAGCTCTCCGTCTGCGTGAGCATCGACAGAAGGCCCAGCATCTTGAAGTTCGTGAACGTGTCGGTGATGGTCTGCTGCGCGCCCCAGCCGCCCTGAGCGTTGTTCTCGACGAAAGGCGACGGCGTGATCTGAAAGAAGCAGGCTTCCTTGATCCCGCACTGGTACGCCTTGGCGAAGTAGTTCGGGATCGCCGTGGTCTGCATGCGCGCATCGCTGCTGATCTCGATCTGCAGCGCAGACGCATTTTGAATGTCGACCCCGCACTCGTAGAACGTGGTGCGAACGCCGTAGTAGTGGCCCCAGAAAGACGCGGCTTCCATCTCGTTGCCGATCGTGCCAGACAGGTTCGTGGCGAACGCGGTGAACGCGGCATTGACGTCGGCCGGCGCTGACAGCAGCTGGTTGTAGGGCGCGACAGTGAAGTCGCCCAGCCAAGAAGCCGGCGGGTTGTAGATCGACCCGGGCAGCGTGCCGTAGTAGGCCGCCATGATCAGCGCTCGCGGCTGCGACGTGCCGATCAGCGCGGCTTGCTGGTTGAGCGCGAAGCGATCTTGCGGGCGCACGGCGATCCACGCATCGCGCTGTTGCTTGATCAGTCGCACCAGCCATGCCGTGCCCAGCGCATTGACGTCGAAGTTGGGACGGCACTTGACCAAATCCGAGTCCAGGCCCACACCCGAACTGGCGACCTGGCCGATGAAGATTCCGTACTGATCAGCCGCGGCCATCGTCGAACTGGCTGGCGCGTTCACGCTCGTGAACGTGAAGCTGTTGGATGTCACCGACGTGATGACCCCCGGCGACGCAAGAGAGCCGACGTTCCACGTGCTGTGTTGCTGATTCACCGCCACCAGCTTGACTCCCACGGCCACGCTGAAGGGGAAACTCGAGAGCGCGACGTTCGTGTTGACGGTGATGTTGGGCGGCGTGGCACCGTCGGATGTCACCGACGCGATCTTGTTGGTGTCGTTCAGCGCGATCTGCATCCCGAAGATGCCGGTGAGCGTCGTCGATGCAGGCGGGCCGCCGAGCGTGGCCACGAGCACTGAAAAACCGGTGGTGTTGCCGATGGCCGACGAAGCGCAGCTCAGACTGTCACCGATCACGTAGTGATAGCCCGCGTTGGCGACGGTGACGGAGGTCACATTGCCGCCCGCGCCGACGATCACCTTGGCCGTCGTCAGACCGCCGGAACCACCCGTCATCACGACGTTGTTGTAGGTGCCTGGCGTGCCGCCCGAGCCACCCGTGATGGCACCGTAAGTCGCGACACCACGCGTGGGGTACGTGAACCCGTTGGTCGTGACTGCCGACATCGGCACGCCCACGGAGTTCCAGGTGTTCAAGCCGCTGCCCAGGCTGAACCGCAGCGTGTAGTTCAACCCTGCCTTGACCAGCGGCAGACGCGTGGCCATGGTGTCGTTGGTCACGACCGTGACGTCGCCGTTCGCGTCCGAAGTCACGCTCGTGATTTTGGAAGCCGAGTTGGTGCCGCTCAGGCCGCTGTAGATCGTGCCGGGGCCGTAGTTGGCGATGACCTGCGCTTCCTGGATGCCCTTGTACTGGTAGGCCGCGCTGAAGGTGTAAGCCGTGTTCCACGGCTCGTCACCGCCAGGCTCGACGATCATCGGCGGCATGCCCTTGGTGTTGGCCAGCGTCGCCAGATTCGTCGCATAGTCCGCGTCCGTGTAGCCCGGAAGGGTGATCCAGGGTTTCGGCGTGCGACCCGTCGCATGCACGGCCAGGGCGAAGTCGAAGATCCCTTCCCACGAGTGCGGGGCTTGTCGATTCGTGAGGTTGGGCACGCGGCCGTAGACAGGGTCGCTCCACTTGGACTCGCCGACTTTGCCGATGCCCGACAGCCCGCCGTAGCCGTCCAGCGAGCTCGCATAGTTCATCAGCCGCAGCACGCTGCACTGCGCGTTGTAGGCGAGCCAGACGCTGTTGTAGATCGGGTTGAGGACGTTGTTGGGCGTCGAGCCATCCCAGGGGATGTACATGTCCCACATGGCCTGCGAGCCGTTCATCGTCACGTTGGTGTCGAGCGTGACGTTGAGCGTGTAGGTCCAGCGCTGGATGGTGCCGTCGTCAGAGACCTTGGTCAGCCCGACGATGCTGCCCCCACCCACCATCGTGATGACGCACGGAGCCGCCGTGAACGTCTTGAACTCGCAGTTGAGGTACTGCGTCAGCGACAGCGCACCCGTCTTCAGGTGCGGCTGGTCCGTGGTGTTCACGCCGCTGTTGGACGCGCTGAGCACCGCCTGCCACGCGGCGGCGGGCCAGCCGTTCGCATCCTTGGCCACCGGGTTGGCCGACTGGTCCGTCACGGCCCGCGAGTCGAAGAATGCGTTGAAGAACTGCGGCGTCTGCATCGACGACGACGGCGTGAGCACGTTGCCGCCCACCAGGCCCAGCGAGCCCCACGTGCCGGGCGGAACGACGGTCGAAGACAGCAGCGCGGCCAGGACGTAGTTGGGCAGCATGATCAGGAAGCCTTCGTTCCGACGAGATCGTAGGTATCGGTACCCGTGGGCATGAGCGCGGCGCGGAAGTAGCCCACGGCGCCCACGACATCGCGGTGATCTGTCACGGTAGCCTGGCCACCCGAACCGGTACCCGAGACCGTGACGGCGCCGGCACCGATGAACGCGCAGCCGAACCGGTTGGTGGATGAGCCCAGGCCTGTGGGCACCGTGAACGTCACGGTCGACGGCGTCGGAATGATGGCGCTGTTGTCGGCGCCGTTTAGCGAACGCGTGCTGGCCGCGGTGTTCGTCGTGGCCGGCGCCTTGCCGTTCAGCGCCGCCGCCATATTCGCGTTGTCGGTCGGCTGACCCGTGAGAGCCGAGAACGCTGCAGCACCGCCAATCGAAGCCTGTATGTCGAGCGGTTTGCCGGTCAGCGGATCGGCCAGCACGATCTGCTCGCGCACGCAGCCATTGATGACCTGCGGCGAATTCTGCGGCGTGGCGTTGGGGCCCAGCAGCGAAACGATCTTGACAAACGCGCCACCGATGTCGGCAACGCCCGGATTGACGTCAGGAATATTCGGCATGATCAGGCCACCCAGGTAAATTGTGCGAAACCTGCCAGGCCCGCGGCGCCGGCTTGATTGCCCGCGCCGCCGCCGCCGCCGCAGCCCCAGTTGCCGGCTGCGGGCGAGCTGCCGGCGGCGTTGGCGCCGCCAGAGCCACCTTGGCCCGTGCCGAACACGTTGCAGCCGCCCGCGCCGCCGCCGCCGTTGGAGGCGTTGAGTGCGCCGCCGGTAGCGTTGCCCACCGTGTTGCCGCCCGCCCAGAGCGAGCCGCCCCCGGCGAAGTTGACCGCGCCGCCGGCGCCGCCGCCCGACATCAGGCCGCCTTGTCCGCGGCCCGAGTGCGCGGCCATGCCGGTGGGCAGCTGGCCCGTGCCGCCCGTGCCCGCGCCGCCCGCGCCCGCGCCGCCGGTGCTGCCGCCCGTGGCGCCGCCGTTGCCGCCGTTGGTGCTCGCGCCCGGCGCTGCATGCAGGCCGCCAGCGGCCGAACGCGTGCCGATCGTCGTGCTCGCGAGCGTCGTGGCGCCGCCATCGACGCCGACGGCACCGATCGCACCGCCGGTGCCGGCGGCGCCCAGCGTCACCGTGACCGTTTCGCCTGGCGTGACGCGGACGCACTCGCGCCAGCGAGCGACCGCGGCGCCACCGCCGCCGCCGCCGCCGCCGGCGGAAGCAAAGCCGCCTGCGCCGCCACCGCCGCCACCTGTGTAGTCGGCGAAGAGCTCGTAGACGCCTGCAGGGACGACGAAGCTGTACGGGCCGCCGCCCGTGGCGATGACTGCACCGTCCTGGGTGTAGTTCGTCGTCGTGAAAATCGCCGTGTGCTGGCGCTGCGGAGGTGCGTTGGAGATTGGCATATCGACCCCTTTAAGTCCATTCGCGCGCGGCGAAAGCCTGGCCCGTCGTGGCGCCGATCAGCGACACCGCGCCGGTGCCCGCGCCGCCGATCGGCGTTTCGTAGAGTTGACCCGGCGCGACCCGCACGCTGGGCTGGCCTTGGATGGCTGTTGCCAGCGTCGAGAAATAGAGATCGCCGGTGGACTGGTTCTGGATCTCGAATCCCTTGCGCGCTGCGTTGCTCGCGATGATCGTCTGCGCAGTGCCGCCCGTCGTGATCGTGCCGCTCTTGTCGGTGCGCGTGGCGATGGCCCCGGCGATCAGGAACGTCGCGTCGGACGCCGGTGCAATACTCAGCGACCCGGCCGACGTCGTGATACCCAACGCCGCGGGCAGCTTGGCCAGCAGCGCGGCCAGGTCCGTCGTCAGTCGCCGCAGCTTGGCCGAGAGGGTACCGGCCGCGCCGGCCGCGACGACCGCATCGGCGATGGCGCCTTGCGTGACGTCGGCGCCATCAGCGACCGTGACGGCGCCGCCACCTCCACCACCGCCGGTGCCGGTGGCGGTGAGTCCCATGGTCGTGCCGTCCCAAACATAGGGACCGGTGCCATCGTTCTTGGTGTAGAAGCCGCTGGGCAGGGGAGTGAAACCGACGGGGATTGTCATGACGTGGCTCCTGCGAGATTCATGGAGTGAGGATTGTCGGATCGACTGCGATTGCGTTCAACTCGGTCAAACCGAGCGCGCGCGTGATGACGAAAGCATACTTCTCGTAGCCCGTCACCGGAAGCGTTCCGTCGACTGGATGCTCGCCGAGGATGACCGTGGCCGTCGTGCCGGCAGTATCCACTGCTGTCGTATTGGCTGCACTCAAGCCCACGCCTTGCGCGTAGACCTGACGACTCGTGGCGCTGTTGATGACGACCGCGACCATGTGCCACGCGTCGTAGGCAAAGCCCGTGTCGGGTTCACTGGCCAACGCCGCCGTCGTGCTGTAGTTGCGCACCACCGCGTCGATGCCGTAGCTACCATCGAGCAGGATGGACACGAACTTCGCGCCGTTGTCGATGTTCAGGCCCATGACCTGGACACCCGAGCCGATGTTGGCCGTGCTCTTTTGGCGGAAGAAGCAGCCGATCGTGTACGGGTAGGCAGGGCATGCCAGGCCCGAGAACGACAGGTAGTCGGTGCTGGCGCCGTTGAGCGCGACGGCCGGCCCCGGCGACGAGCTGGTGTAGGCCGCCGTACCGTGAGCCGTGATCGCAGTGCCCGAGACCGACTCGGTCAGGCCCGCGCTCGTGAGCTTGCCCAGGAACACCAGGCCCGGCGTCGGAGGCGGCGGAGGCGTCGGCGTCGGAGGCGGGGGCGGCGTCGGGGTCGGAGGTGGCGGCGTGGGCGAAGGCGGAGGCGTCGGGCTCGGCGGCGGACTCGTGACGACCGCACCCGCCGTCGTGCGCAGGAACGACATGCTGCCCGTGCCGCTGGGCATGCAGACAAAACCCCCGAGCGCTGCGACGTACTTGAAGCGCGTCATCGCGCCGACGTGCGGCGATGGCGGCAGGCCCGTGACCGCAAGGATGCTCATGTCCCAGACGGTCGTGCTGTTGGGCGTGATCTTGTAGACCGTCGTGTCGCCGCCCTGGTAGCCGTCGGCGTTGCTGTAGGGGCAGAAGGCGAAGAAACAATCGAGCGTGGGCTCGTAGTCCATGCCCATGTAGACCGGGACGCGAGACGAGAATTGCGTGTAGGCGGCGCTCGGGTTGAACGTGATCGGCGTGGGCACGCCGGTCGTGCGGTCGACCGTGAACGACGTGATGCCTGAACCGTTGCCTTGCCCGTCGCCGTTGCACAGCGAGTACAGGGTCTTGCGCTTTGAATCGAACGCCGTCGGACTCGCGGTGATCGTCGAGCCGTGCGTGTGCAGCGTGGTGACGGTGTTGGTCGACGGGACGAACTTGCCGATGTCGTAGAAGTTGTTCCCGATGAACCAGATATTCCCATCTTCGTCCATGCAATCGCACAGCGGCACGCCCGTCCAGGTGCCGGCGGCGTCCCAGGTGTTGGTGACGGGGTTGAATCCGTTCGTTGCGTTATTGCTGACGGTGGCGTTGGGCCAGGTGAAGCGGGTGTAGGGCTGGATGATCCGGCCGGTTTCCTTCGACCAGAAGCCACCCCAATAGCGGTGCGCCGCCGCGGGCTTGCCATCAGGCTCGTAGGTAACATCGGCCGAGATCGTCGCCGATCGCGCGCAGCGCAGCGTCCAGGCTGGCGAATTGACGCCCAAGTCGATCGAGCCGACCTCGTTGCCGCTGTAGTCGCTGTGGCCGCCGGTGGCGGTCAGCCAGATCTCGGTGCCGCGGACGGTGAAGCTGCTGTAGGCCAACCGCGAGTTGGTCGAGATCCCGCCGTCGATGTCGTAAGCCGAGCCGGCCTGCACTGAGCCGGGGATCGTCACCCACTGATACTGCGAGGCCGCAAGAACCCAGGTGGGCAGCAGCGGCGTTGAAGACGTCACGCCCCACACCGGGCTGATCTGGTTGATCGAGTCGACGATGTTCCAGTTGGCGTTGAAACCCGCCTGCGTGACCGACCAGCCGATCGCGCCTTGCAGTCGCGCCAGGCCCGCTGACGCCCCGGCCGCATTGTGACGCACGCAATAGGCCAGCGCCGGCAGCATGTTGACCACGTAGCCGCCCGACGGCGGCATCGAGATTTCGTTGATCGTCGTCGGGTCTTCCTTGAACTGCGCCGACGGAGCGTAGTACGAGGCCGCGTTCTTCGTGACCTGGTAGGCCTCGTTCCAGTTGGAGAACCACGGGCCCGTGCCGCCCAGCCAGTCGGGGATGTGGTTGGACGACACCGCCAGGACGTAGGGCGCGCACTCCGTGAACAGGTAGTCGGTGCCGGTGTTGGTCGCGCCCAGGCGCCCCACGATCGACTTGGCCAGGTAGTTGACGAAGAAATCGAGCAGCTTAGTCTGCGACGTGGTGCCGATGGGCATCTTGGCTGCGGCGGCCCAGCCGAAGACAGCGACGATGAAGTCGTGCATCCATGCAGCGGCCATGTAGCCCGTCGCGGCCGCGGCTTGAGCGCCCGTGAACTGCGTCGTGTAGTCCAAGTTGTTGGCGATGAAGCCCAGCGGGTTGTTTGATTGCTCGACGTAGCGCGCATGGTTCTGGCTGATGACCGTGACCCACGAGTTGACGAACTGCGCCTGCAGGCCCGCCGCGTCGCTGTCGGGCGTGGCCATCACCGCGGTCATCAGCGTGCGCAGCACCCACGCCATTTGGCGTGTCTGCACCGCGCCGGACAGCGGCTCGATCGTGCCCACGCCATAGCCGCGGATCGAGTCGGCCAGGCCGATGTAGTTCATGGTGGCGGCGAACTGCACCTCCTCCATGAAATAGAAGCGCCCGGTCAGCAGGTAGGCCAGGAAGCCCACCGACGGATGGTGCGCCTGATCCCAGTCCGGGCCGACCGTGCCAGTCGACGGCGCCGGGAAGTCGCCCGTCGTCGATGAGTCGATCGACAGATTCGGATGATCCGCGAGCTTCAGTGGCCGGTTGGTCGCCTCGTCGCGGTAGTGGATCGGGTAGCGGCCCGCGCTGTAGCCGTTGCGCACGACAGCGGCGTAGACGGTCGGCGCCGTGGTCGTCAGGTACAGCACGTCGTGCTGCGGCAGCAGGCCGATGGGGCTCGCGAAACCGGTCGACTCCATCGCGTCGCCGCTGTAGTCGAAGCTGCCTTGCTGCAGCGGCGTGAAAGTCGCCGGCAGGGACGTGACCAGCGAACTCGCGGGATCGACCGTAGCCATGTAGGTCGGCACGACCTCGGTGTTTTGCAAGTACGCCTTGTCGTGCGTGATCGTGACGGCCGGATCGGCGCCCAGCCAGTACGACAGCGCGGTGCCCGAGACCAGCGGCGTGCGGCAACGGCACGGCAAGTCGACCGATAGCGTCGAGCGCGTGGTGCCGCCCAGCGTGAAGATGTAATTCGCGGCCTTGTTGACCGGGCCGGCGACGTGGATGTAGCCGTTCTCGATCCAAGGCAGCACCTCGACCGCACCGCTGGCATACAGGCGCACCTCGAGCCAGCCGACCAGGTGCGCGTCGGAACCGACGGGCTTCCTGTAGATCCACGACGACATTTGCGGGCCGCTGATGTGCGTGACGAACGGCGTGTCCCAGGCTGTCGTGGCCCACGAGACGGTGCCGAACGTGCCACAGGCGATGCTGGCGGTGATGCCCGTGGCCTTCAAGTCCGTGGTCGTCAGCGCAGTGCCCGTGGCCGACGTGCCCAGCGACAACGTGACCGTCTTGGGCGTGTTGGCCACCAGCGCCACGGCGCCGGACAAGACCGCGAACTTCAGCGAGCCATCGGGCCACGCATTCATCGGCGTGACCTGCAGGTTCGTGACCTTGTCGGCCACGACGCCGGAGCCGGCCGGGATGTCGCCCTGCGCGAACGCAAAGCCTGCTGTGAACGGCGCCGTGGCCGTCGCGGTGCTGGTCAGCGTCAGCTGCTTGGCGCCACTGGTCACGGGAGCCGTCAGGCCTGGGGCCGGCGGCGGTGCCGGCGTCGGCGTGGGGCTGGGCGTCGGAGACGGCGTCGGGCTGGGCGTGGGCGACGGCGGGCTGGGCGTGGGCGACGGCGGCCCCGGCGTCGGGCTGCCCGTGACGATCAGCATCAGCGCGTTGATGGTGCCTTGCAGATCCAGCGGCTCACCGGTGAGCGGATCACACAGCATGATCTGCTCGCGTTCCTCGCCATGAATGACCTTGGGCGAGTTCTGCGGCGTGGCCAGGCTCGTCAGCAGCGACACCATCTTGACGGGGTTGCCGTTGAGATAGCGCGTCGATTGCTTGGGGAAGTTGCTCATGGCGTAGCCCCTGGTGAGTTCCTGCCCTTCATGCCCTCGGCCACGGCCGTCTGCACGATGCCGGCCAGCGCCTTGGTCTGCTGGGCCGAGTTCTCGCGCGCCGTGATGGCCTGCTCTTTTTGCTGCTCGAAGGCCTGCAACTGCTGCTGGTTGGCTTGCATGGCCTGCGCATCGGCCTGCATCTTGGCATCGATCTCATCGTTGGTGGGCACGACATCGTCGGCCGGCAGATCCATCGCCGCGGCGGTGGCGCGCAGCAGCGCCGCGCGGTGCTTGGGCCCGATGATGGGCGCGTCGATCGGATTGGCCGTCAGCGTCAGGAACTGCAGGCGACGCTGCTGCGACGACTCGCGGATCAGGATCGCCGCGGCGCCGCGCGGCACCACGATGCAGTCACCCTTGATCGACTCGTCGGGGTTGTAGAGCATCTCGTGGATGAACGTGTCGTTGACCGTGGGTGCGATCACGTTCATGTCGATGTTGGAGATCGCGCGGCGCAAGCCCTTGGCCGCGTTGTTCATCAGCATGGACAGCCCGCCCAGCGTGTCGGCCGAGCCGCCCGAGCTCTCATTGCCGTAGGTGTAGCGCGGGATGCCCGTGGCGTCGTCGGCCTCGAGCGAGAATTTCTCGTAGACGGCCATGAGCGGCCCGGAGCGGTCGTCAGGCTGGAAAAATCCGATGCCGGGGTTGACGCCCTGGGTCGGGTCGGACTTGAGCTGCCAGAGCTTCCACGGGAACATCTCCATGGACTGATCGCCGTCGGCGAACCGGTCGGCGTGCACCCAGACCTGCGGGCCCGAGGCGATCGACAGGTTGTCGGCCAGACGGCACAGCGTGGAGTTGCACATTTGCTGGGGCGTGCGCATCAGGTCGGGCACCGAACGGCCCCAGAACGCGCCCGGGATCTCGTCGTAGCAGGCCTTGCGGTAGGGCCGCGTGCCCATCAGGTTCGGGTTGAGCGCCGCGTACAGCACGTAGCTGCCGCAAATCACGACGTTGCACTCGTAGTCCTTGGTCTCTTCCAGGCCCGTGACGCCCCAGCTCATGAGCTTCCAGCCGGGCACGGAGCCCCAGAACGCGAGCGCGTCGATCACGCCGGGCGGCGCCAGCCACATGAACGTGGTTTCCTGCTCGAGCCGTTGGCGCTCGGACTCCGTCCACAGCCACGCCTCGAGATGGCCGTTGGAGTAGTCGCGCAGCGCGCCGTCGATCTGGTCGTCCTTCCACCCGGGCATGCCCTTGAAGTCGTAGAGCTCGTCGCGGCGGAACCGCATGCGCTCGATGAAGTCGCCCTTTTGCGGGCTGGTGGCCGCGGCCGCGGGGTAGGCGTCGAACGGCGAGACGCGATGCCAGGTCTGGATCGGCACGTCCTTGACCACGGGCTTCCAGCCGTCTTCCCAATGCAGCTCCTTGCGGCGCGAGTAGATGGGCCCTTTGAGGATCGCCGCCGGGAACGTGACGAAGTCCTCGACGAAGCCGTCCATCGCCTGGGCGTAGCCGCCATCCTCGAGCCGGTCGCCGATGACCTTTTCCATGCGGGCCGCGCGTTCCTTGGCCATCTTGTCGAAGGTCTTTTCGGCGTCCTCGCGCAGCTTGTCGCCGATCATCATGACCATGTCGCGGAACTCGCCCGGATCCATCACAGCGCCGGCCTGGCCTGCCTGCGCCATGGCTTGCTTGGCCTGCGCGAGTGCCTTGTTGACCACCGCGTTCTTGAGCGGGAACGGCAGGTCGGGGCGCGGGCTGGGATCGACTCCCCACGGCTGCTCGCCCACCGGCAGCACGATCTCGCGGATCCACGCCGAGGCCGCGCGGCACTTGGTCTCGGTCAGCGGCGCGTAGATGATGTTCATGCCGCCGCCCGAGGCCGCCTGCATCATCGCGACCTCGTCGGGCGAGTACACGCCGCGGCGCGCGCGCAGGTCAGCCAGCAACTTGCGGTCGATGATCCACTTGGAGAGCTTGTTGCGGCTCCATGAGAGCCGCACGTGGCCAGCCAGCGCCGACTCGAGCAGGTCGCCCGAGAGTTCGCGCGCGGTGTCGGTCACGGACGCTGCCGCATCGCGCTGCAAGACCTCGGACAGGCCAAGGGAGCGAACGAGCGGGTTGGAAGTCGCAGCGGCCATCGGGCTACCAGGTCAATGGAGGTGGCCGGATCGCGCGGGCGCGGGTTCCGCGGGTGGTCTGGTGGATCGCGTGGGGCTCGAACCCACCGAAGCTGGCTTGCAGGGCCTGCCTGCCTGCGCCCCTGCGCGCAACCCAATGCCGCGCAGTGTAGCAGCGGCTGGGCTACCTCGTCCAGATGACCCGGCGATGCACCACCGGCCGCACCTTGGCCACGTGCACCTTGCGGTCGATCAGCTCGGGGATGAACGACAGGGCCATGCTATCGGCCTTGTCCGGGGACTTGAAACCGCGCTTGCGCGCGTCCTTCTTGGTCTCGAGCTGAATGCGCATCTTGCCGTCGTAGCCGTAGGACAGGCCCGTGAGCTGGTCGGCCAGGTCGTCGTCGTCGGGCACCTGGCCGGTCTCGAGCCACGTGCGCATCGCACCCCAGGCTTCGGAGCGCTGGTTGAAATACTGGTTCACGTCCTTGGCCGGCTGGCCCCACATGATGGGCATGAGCGTGATACCCAGGTTCATGCGCTTCAAGACCCCATCGAGCTCGGCGCCGTTGCCGATGGCGTCGTAGACGATCGCGGCGATGGGCGCGTGCTCGCGCGCCAGGTTCTGCACGCGCCCGCCGATGTCGAACCCGTCAAAGCCCTGCAGCTCGATCTGGAACAGCACGCGCTGGCCCTGGCGCAGCGTGATGACGGTCGAGTCATCGCCGAACCGCGCCGGATCGACCGCCAGGAACTTCTGGTGGATCTGGTAGATGCGCGGATCCAGCCGGCGCCGGCGCGCCTCGGTGACGGTGCCTGGCGCGATGAAGTTGTCGTAGCCCGCGCGCGGGAACATCCCCTTGACGCGCACGCGCACGAAGTCCGAATCCTCGCCGTACTCCTCGATCCAGGACTTGATCGTCGCCTTGTTCGTGAACGAGACCGTGCGGCTGTCCACGCGCGCGTAGGTCGAGTGCTTGTGGCGCCGCGGCTTGGTGCACTGGTTGAAGAACTCGCCCGAGGTGCGCGTGGGGTTGCCGTAGCGCAGCCAGAAGATCTGGGTCTTGGCATCGGTCAGCGCGCCGCGGCTGACCGTCCAGATGTTGTCGTGGATGTTCGAGGCTTCGTCGAACAGCAGCAGCAGGCGCTTGCCCTGGTTGTGCAGGCCGGCGAAGGCCTCGGTCTTTTCAGCCGACCAGGGCACCTGGTCGATGCGCCAGGTCTTGGCGCGCTCCTCGTCATCGGCGATGTAGATCGCCGTGGCCGTCATGGTGAACAGCTGCTTGGCGATGAACAGGCTATACCACTTTCCGAGCTCGGCCCACGTCTTGGTGCGCAGCTGCAGGTCGGTGTTGGCTGTGACCACGCCGCGCGTGTCCTCGCAGGTGGCAATCGCCCACAGGATCACCCAGCTGACCTCGGCGGACTTGCCCACGCCGTGGCCGGCCGAGATGTCTTCCTCGACCATGCAGCCGTCCAGGCCGCCTTCGCGGATGGCCTGGGAGATGCGGCGCTGCTGGTCGACCTGCCAGCGCTCGGGGCCTTCGAAGTCGGCCAGCGACGTGCCCGGCTCGCCCCACGGGAACGCCCAGCGCACGAAGCCCTCGAAGTCGTCGCCAAACCGTGCCAGGTCGTCGAACAAGGCGTCGATCGTCGAGCCCTCGATGGCCTCGTTGGTCATGTCCACGGCCCGGATGACGAGCGGGGCGCCGATGCTGGCCGCCGGCCCCAGCGGCACGGCCGCGCGCTCGTAGCAGGGCTTGAAGCGATCGCGATCGCGCGGCGAGTCGTCCAGGTCATCGACCGGGCGCGTGCCAAAGCGCTTGCGATCCCGGTCAACTGCCGACACTGCTGCACAGCGCGTTTCAGGCCGGGGTGGCGTCGAAGTAGTACGCCTTCCCGAGCTCGAACTGCTCGAGCGCGGCCGGGTTGTCGATCGTCATATCGAACTGGCCGGAGGGCGTCGCCTTCTGGAAGCGCTGATCCTCGGGAATCGACTGGTCGTAGACCGCCTGGAACGTCAGCTTCTTGGCGCCCCAGCTCGCGAACGAGGTGATCGAGGTCAGGGTGAACTTGGCGCGAACGGTCATAGGAAGGCTCCACGGCACGGGGTGAACTCGTCGGGCTCCTCGCCCTTTGCGAGATGGCGTGCCAACCACTCGCGAGTGATGTTCAGCTGCACGACGCGGATCAGCCGCCGCGACGCTTGAAGCGACCCGGGCTGGTAGTCTGGGCGATGGCGTTGGGCGCGCCCGAGAGCAGGCCGTAGCCGAGCGCGGCGTCGGTGCGCGAGGGCAGCCCTTCGGCGGCGGGCACGGCCGCCAGGCACTCGGGGTCGGTCTGGTCGACCACGCGCTGGGCGCGGCCGCGGCCGGTCATGAGCGAGGCGGTGCGCGTCTGGCCCACGCCCGTGGCCTGGGCCCGGAACTGCTGGGGGTCGACCGCGGTGGCGCGGTGCGTGGTGGAGTCATCCGGCGAGATCTTCATCATCGTCCTCACTGGCCGCGGGGGTGGATCGGGGTGCTCGAGTCGGCGTGGGCAGCGCCACGGCGCGCTGGCGCGAGTGTAGCGCGATGCTGTCGGCTTCGGGGACATCCAGGCCCAGGGGCGCGGCCGTGACGTCGCCGGCCAGGGATGGGTCATCGTCAACGCCGTACTCCAGGCGCTGGCCGCCGGCGGCCGTGGCCGGGTGCGGCAGCACGACGGCATCCTCGGCCTGCTGGTTGAGCTCCGCGCGGTTGACTGCGGCCTGGCGCACGCGCGCGGTCTTGAGCCGGTCGGCCAGCGCGTTGGCCAGCGCGTTCACGCCGTCCGAATCCTCGCCCACGATCTTGAAGTGGCGCGCGAGCAGGCTCAGCGCCGCCATCTTGTCGTGCGTGCGGATCTTCTTGACCGTGAAGACCTCCTTGTCCTTGCCGTGGCCTTCGCTGCGCACCTCCACCTCCACGCGAGACACCGCGGCCGCCACATCGTCGCCCAGCTCGTGCATCTTGCGCAGCGTGCCGTACTCGTCGTCGAAGAGCTCCCGCGGATCGTGGAACGCGATGCGGGCGATCTCAATGAGCGTGCGCTCGGCGCTGATGCCGGCCTTGGCAAAGCGCTGCTTGACGATCTCGTTGACACGGGCCGAGATGTCCGGATGGCTCGTCAGGCTGTAGGCGTAGGCGGCGGCGTACCCGCACTCGACGGCCGCCTTTCGCGAATTGCCACTCAGCGCGTAGGTTTGCGCGAATGCTTCGTGCGAGGGATTTTCAAGTTGTGGCATGGGGTGCTGAAAAATTTTTCAGATTTTCGAAATTGCGAAATTGAAAATTTTTACTGGCGAGAGGGGAATTTGGATTTTGGGTTTGGGGTTCGCGCAGAGGTAGTCGCCGCCGAGGGGGTAAGGCCTCCTGCCCCGCGAGCCCCTCCCCCTGCCCCGCCACCCCCTTCAAAAAGAGATCCCGAGCAAAGATTCCGTAGCGGTCACTAGTGAATGCGAGCCCCTCCCGCGATCTCGACAGCGTCTCGAACGTGCTTGGCGACTCCCGCGACCACGGAAACCCAATTTGTCCCTTCTGCTACCGGGGTCTTTCCACTCTTCAGGAGGCTATCGAGCACCTCCACTGCGATCCGCTTTGCCGTGCCCTGGACATCCATGTCGCGGCTCACGGTGAACGCGGCCTGTTTCGACGTCCCGTCGTCCCAGGAGAACAGCACGCCCGCGGCTTGGCGATTCGCGGGGTCTTCGAGACGTCGGAGTTCGAGTTGCATGGGTGCGTATTGTGCGCCTGACGGGCTGGAAATGGCGAATCGTGGTTGAGGATTCAGTTTTTGTGAACGATGAAGCCTATGAATATGCAAACTATTTGCATGGATTCAGTTTTTGTGAACGATTCGGCCTCGATCGCGCAGGGAATTCGAACCGTTTGCGGCAATAGCGAACGTCTGTAATTTTTTGCAGATCCATCTAAACAACTCATTGGACGGTTAGCCCCAACCTTCCGAGAATAGACCTCATGAACTCCAAACCGCTCCGCTCTGAGGCTGCTGCCAACCTGGCACTGCAAGCCGCAACCCGCAACGCCACGGCCGCCTGGCTCAAGCCAAGCACGTGCAACCGCAAGCCGGTGCCGCAATCCCTGCTGCGCCGCCTGTTCAACCGTTGAAAGGAACTCATCGTGTCCTCCCCTGCTCGCCGTGCCCATCCGACCGATCGCGTCGTCTCACGCACCGTCGCCGGACTTCGTGCCGTCTCTTACGTCATCCGCTCGTCGCACTGGGACTCATATCGCGCCGAGGTCTGGGTCGACGGCGACCTGATCTTCACCGCGGATCGCAAGACCAAGCTGGCCGCTGAACGCCTGGCCGACTCGGAACTCGACTCCGCTGTCCAACTGCTCTGCTGATCACCAACCCACGAAAGGAACTCACCATGTCCCACGAAATCGACACCGTCTCCCTCGGCCGCGCCTCCTACGCCTCGACGCAGCGCGAATGGCATGGCCTGGGCGAGACGATGCAGCCCGGCGCCAGCATCGAGCAATGGCAGGAAGCCGCCGGCATGGCCTTCGCCGTCCAGCGTGCGCGCGTGCGCTACGCCACGGGCCACGGCCAGGCGACCAGCGCCTACCGTGAAGTCAAAGATCGCGTTGTCCTGCTGCGCTCGGACACGGGCGCTGACCTGGGCATCGTGAGCGATTCCTATAAGGTCGTCCAACCGCGCACCGTGCTCGAATTCTTCCGTGAGTGGGCCGAGCGCGGCGGCGTGACCATCGAGTCCGCGGGCGTGCTGTTCAGTGGTGCGCGGTTCTTCGCAACCGCCAAGCTGGCCGATGGCGTGACCGTGGGCAGCTCCGACAAGGTCGTGCCCTACGCTCTCCTGTCCACCAGTGCCGATGGCTCGCTCGCGACCGAATGCCGTTGGACGACCGTGCGCACCGTGTGCAACAACACGCTGACCATGGCCCGCAAGGGCGCGGCCTGCCACAAGGTCTCGCATCGCTCGGTCTGGAATCCGGCCGACGCACGCGCCGCGGTCGAGGCCGCGCAAGCTGAGTTCGGTGCCTTCATGGCGGCGGCTCGCACGCTGGCCGGTGTGCGCATGTCGTCCAAGGATGCGCAGGACTTCACGGTCAAGCTGTTGACCACGGGCGCGCGTGACGCGGACAAGGCCCGCGAGTCGTCGGCCTTCATCCGGATCATGAGCCTGTTCTCGGGTGCCGGTAAAGGCGCCATGCTGGAGACCGCACGCGGCACGGGCTGGGGTTGGCTCAACGCCGTGACCGACTACGTCGACCACGATGCACGCGCCCGTTCAGACGAGCATCGCGCCGCGGCCGCGCAGTGGGGCGAGGGCGACAAGCTCAAGGCCAAGGCTCTTGACCTACTGATCCCGGCCTGACGGTTGCAGATCCTGCCCGCGTGCTGCGCGGGCAGCAGTGTGCGACCCGACCAACAACCACGAAAGGAAAGAGCCATGAACTACGCCATCGTTACCCGATTCATCGGGCCGACCGACACGAAGGGGCCACGCGTGTCTGCCACCGCGCGGCCGGGCCGCTGCCGCGTGATCGTCGGCTGGGATCACCGCAAAGAGGAACTCAACAACCACGAAGCCGCGATGCGTGCTCTGGTCAAGAAAATGGATTGGGACGACGGCGAGTACGTCTCGGGCCAACTGCCCGATGGTTCCTGGGCTCACTGCTACCGGGAGTGATCATGATCCGCCGTCGCCACTTCGTCAGCTGGCTCGAAATCGCGCGCCGTCACCCGCAGCTGTTTGCCGCGCTGCGCTTCAAATTCAACCCGTGAAAGGAACCCACGCCATGTCCAACGCCAAGTACGAATTCGTTCCCGGCGATACCAAGATCATCAATGGCCGCACCCTCAAGCGTATTCGCGCACTTGTCGCTATCGCAGCGCTGGGTGTGCGTATTGGCGATCTGGGTGGCTACATCGAGTCCGAAACCAATTTGCAGGTCTACGGCAACGCGTGGGTCTACGGCAACGCGCGGGTCTACGGCAACGCGCGGGTCTACGGCGACGCGCGGGTCTACGGCGACGCGCGGGTCTACGGCGACGCGCGGGTCTACGGCGACGCGCGGGTCTACGGCGACGCGCGGGTCTACGGCG